CCTTGAAATAGTCATACTAACCGTTCCTAATTCCTTATCTCCCCGATGTTTTTGGACATACTCTGCAAAGCAACCCTCTTTTGTTGCATCCCAAATCTCCTGATGCAACCTCTTCCTCCTTTCGCTCTCCATTGCCCAAGCAGTGAAAACCCAAAAAAACCAAAATACTGAGCAAAATATATATCCTGCAGCGGCTATGATTGGCCCATAGGATACCGATATTTGTTTTGCCCCCCAGACCCTCGGTATATTCCCTAGCAATCTTTCTCTTCGATATTCCGCAAACGATTCCTCTTTCGCCTCATCCGACTCACATAGACGCCCTAGCCACAATATAAATGTCACGAGGCCAAAAAATACTGCGTTCAATACAATCAGGTTCCCTGCCCAATCCTGCTTAAACCAAGACAGTGATATCGCCAGTGCTAGAAACATCACATTTAGAAAATACGATAGAAAAAGCGCTCTCCTGCCCCTCGGCGATAAAGAAACCTTAAATTTCCCTCGAGGCACCTCTTTGCGAAAAACTTCTTCGTTCTCAATGCTCATCGTATTCTTTTCCCGCCCACACTTGTTGCGGGGCTTTTCCGCAATCTCTTTTTCGACTTTCTGCGCTTTCGCCTCGTTGTCCGACTCAAATCAAAAGTAGGAAGTAATCCCCGACTATTTCCTCCTGTAATAATTACCTTGTCCCCAGGAGCCACTCTCTTGTAGAGAATTTCATTATTATCTAGCTCACGCAGCCGTAAATATTTGTTCGTCAGGGCTGCCCCAATAATCTTAATTCTCTCCGATTGTGCCTTTGCCTCCAAAGCAATAACCTGACGACGCAGAAGAGCAATTCGCTTCCTATTCTGCATTTTTAATAATTCTATCGCTTGTCGAGCTTTTTCCTCTTTGAGCTTGATCTCCTTCTCTCTCCGGCGCTCAACCGCTCTTGTAATCACATCAGGATAATCAAAATTAGAAGCTCTCACAAAAGGAACTTCCATAGGAGTCCCCTTCAAAGCAATTCTCAACTTGTTATGTATTGCTTTTTGTATCGCCGCACGAGATTCTCTGATCTGCACAGTTTGATAACTGGAGACAACCTCTCTCGCGATAGATTTCGCTGTTGGCTTTACATATGTATTGTATAATTCTTCAAACGTAAGAACATTCTTTTTGTTCGTACCTTTTCTATTAAACACTGCCATGAGTTCTCTGCCACTCTTTGCTTTTAGACGCGCTCTGATTTTTAAAGAGAACTTGAAATTTAAATCATCTGCGCAAAGAATATTCAACTTAATTGCTCTCATTACCTCCTTGAATTCAACAAGAACAAGCTTGTCCCATTGATACATATTGTGCTTTCCGGGTTGCAAGATTTTACCCGTTAAACCCGACCGCGTCATCACCATGCCCAGATAACCCGGAGGTACCATTTGGCTACACTTGCACCCAGAGGCTGTAAAGCTCAAAAGGAACAAAAAAACCAAGCTCCACTTCATGAATTTTATATTTTCTTTTCTCTTCATCTTGCCTATCTCCCTAAAGATTTTAAATCTTATTTTTGTTTTTTTCTGCGATTAGCTTCCTTTAAGATTCGTTTGACCTCCTTGTCCACTTCGCTTGTTGGCTTATCCATCTTTCTGAGTAGTGGATCCTTTCTCTTAACCGCATCCTTCTTTAGTTCCGGAAGAGGAATCTCTTGGGGAGCCGACTGATTCTGTTTGTAAGTCCCATCTTCTTCCACCGAAGGACCAGGATCAACAGGTCTTATCTGCAACATCCCTATCAAGGCAACACAACCAATAAAGATACCAACTCCCAACAGCCAAGCTCTATGCCTCGATCGTAGACGTGATACTTCATCCATCTCCGTATCAAATGCAATGAGTATGTTTTTTATGCCGTATGCAGACATAATAACCATAACAATCACCACCAACATTGTTATGAAACCTTCTATATTATTCATAAAACTATCAAGCATCTACCTTTCTCCTGTTTATCTAAAATCAACACCCATATAAACACAAAACTATAAATAATCAGAACTTTCTATTTTTCTGGGTGACCTTTTTTACACACATGGTCCAGAAACTGTTCAACCTCCTTATCCGTCTTTAAGAACGTACCCAATTTTTCTTTTTCTTCAGGCAAATCACATTCTTCTAAATCATCTGGTAAAACACCAAACACCTGACGATCAAAAGCAACGCAATTGAATTCTCCTGACACAGAGACAAGAAAGGTGCCATCTTCCATATAACCTTCGATAGTAACTCGACGGTTACTTGTTTTTAAGAGATAGAGAATATCTGGTGGATAATCTGCAATCATCTGGATGATCTTTTTTGGACGCGTTGAAACCCAAACCCAAAAAAGATCATCCATTTCACGAACTTTAACCATCTTTTAACATCCTTTTTTTACCAATACGCAAGTGGATTCTTATGGTCTGGATAATTTTCAGATAACCAAGTTTTCAACTCTTTATCCTCTCTATTCCGCGCAACCCATATCTTCTCACCCGAATCAACAATCGTATTCTTCGATGTTTCAGGCATCCTATGTATCTCTACCCCTGCAGGTTCCCCCGGAATTCCTCTATCCATAACACGCAAAAAAGAACGATCCATCCGCAATTCTTCTTCTACACTTTCATCGTCATAGTCTGGATAACATCTTTCCGATCCATACCTCTGGCTGAGAGATATGTGCGCGGATCTATCGTAAAAAGCTGCTTTGTAGAATATCATGGCTCTCCTTCGTCCATGTTCATCTAATAAATACGACCAATAAGAATTACCTTCCATTGCTTCCTTTGACCAACCATCCGGAAATTCCACCTCAATAAATAAATCATCAGAACGATCACTGAAAACAAACCCCAAACTCTCGAAATGTTTTCTCGAGCTACCATAGAGATGTTTCTTGGGCAATGTCTGCATTCTTGCCTGTTGTCTTTGTCCTCGTGACTCTTGTGCCTCTATTCCTCCCTCTGTTGTCACGGCTATAATGTTTTCCACATCCTCCCCGGTTCTAGCTCCTGCTAATAAAAAATGCAAAGCTTGCGGAGTTACTTCTTTTTTCATCTTCATTTTTCTATATCCTTATGTTCACTATTGGAAAAGACCACATAGATTAATGGCTTACTTCTCACCTTCCTTAAACCATTCACCTTCTCTGTGCCATTCACCCCCAGCCCAACCACTAGCCCTACCACCATCCCAAATAGTGGAAACTCCATGACAGCGGCATGGCTTTGTCTTCTCTTTCAACATCCTCCCAACCCAACCACACTTTTTACACTTACCTGTAACGATATCTGATGGAGGTCTGTAACCTGGGGATGGCCCTATAGATAACATGCTAGGACCATATCCCCCCGCCCAATCTCCACGCATAACCCCCACTGCATCACCTGTCCCCAACAACTCTGCAACATCATGAGCCAACGCCAACTCCTGTTCAAAGGAACGATTGTGGTCTTCTTCCAGGAAATCCATCTCTTGCTCCATTGCTTGGCGCATGGTCTCTTCGGTTAGCGACTCTATCTCATCCAGTTTTCCCATAACTACCTCATACTCCTCCTTCTACCAGGAGGGTCCGGAACCAAACCAGAAAAAATCGAATATTTATATTCTGGAAAATTTCTCTCCAACCAATCATTCACGTCTTGGTATCTAAACCACTCTCCATGAGACCGACAAAATGCAAGATCATCATGTACCTTCTTCTCCGACCAACCCCTGGCCATATGAGGAAACATGAACAATAAACTAAGCTTCGCAGGACTATTGGTGCGCAAACTCGATAATCGGGACTTCATGCCTCGAGACCTTCCTATTTTGATACGCCCTATACCCTCCGCAAGAACAAAATACACCTGCGAACCATAGCACCGTCCCAAAACTCTTGTTTCTGAAGTAATATCAAGAGAACTACGATAAGATTGATCATAAAACCAACGCCCTCCAATATTCACAACTGCTGGTTTGGGATGTCTATATTGGCTTCGCACTACATACTCAACCCCATAGCCACAACTGCTCCTCGGACAAGCAACACAGCACCATGTGTATATGTGTTGTTTGCTTGCAACCATCAATGTTGAATGTCCGTGCATATCCTTTCTTATTGGACAAGCACATCCACCACAAGCTCTGATTGTTGGAGATGTATGGAGACTCGGTATCTCTGGTACCCAAGTCTCATCGTTTCCTAAACTGTCCTTAACAGTGAAGCTTTCCCCGGGATTCAATAAAGGAGGAATATCTACATACTCCCCACGATGATTGATCTTGAAAAAACCCAAAGGATTTTCCTCGATTGATTCCGTTTTTATTTTTGGTTCAACCGGAACAATCTCTTCTACCTCAACCATATCTATATTCTCAACCCAGACATCTTGGACATAACCGCACATTGAAACTCAGGAAATGTATCCAGTAACCATTCAAATGCAGCATTACTTTCAAACCACTCACCATGACTACGATGAACAACCAACTCTTTGTGGATCTTCTTTTCTGTCCATCCCCGCATCCCCTCCATGAAAGAAAAAACGAGGAACAATGGTGTCGGTGAGTCACCTCGTAAAGAACCCAAGCGTTGATACAATCTAGAACTTCTGCCTATTTTCACTCTCTCGCACTCTTTCGATAAAATAAAGTAAACATGCTCCCCATGTAGGGATTTACAAAGGAGCCTTTCTCTATCCCTTAGAATCCCATCTCGAAACATACGAGAACTAAGCTTCTCTTCCTTTCCCCAAACATAAAAATTCTTTTCCTCTCCAGAACAAACATACGACCTACAAGCTGTACTGCAGCGCATCCAGTATTGGTTCCTATGCACAAACCACAGAACTCTGCTTTCTATGGCCTGCTCCCACAACAATGCTGTGCAACTAGGACATCTATCCGGAACAGGATCCCCGCTGTAAACAGGTGCGTCTGCAATAATCTCATGCTTTCCTATTTTGATAACACCTCCCACAGGTATTATCTCTTCTGTCTGCGGAAAGCTAATAGTATCCACATGTGCGATGCTTTTATCTGAAGTTCCTCCCAAGTCTCTAGATAAACGATGTGGTGCACAACCTATTCGCGACTCTCGAGAAAGATGGCGACGAACTATCCCATTGAATAAGTAACTCAAGACCCCGATGCTTCTAAATTGGTAAACGTCCTCTCCAAGATTTCAAAAGACCTCCAAATCTCCAACTCATCCTCAGTTAAAGGCTTTAGTTTTTCGGCAGGAAAAGATAGATCCATGATTCTCCGGTGTGCCCACACTAAAACTTCTCCCCCCTCCTCGCTAACACATACATCAAAGCCAGGATTTACTTCGTCTTTCCATGCCGACCTTAAAGCATGTATTACCTGCACCGGAGAAGTTGTAACATTCACAAACTCAGGAACTTTTTTAGCCGTAAGTCTAATCTCCATCTCTTTCTCCACTTATAAATCTTTAGAGTCTAAAGATTTTACAAATTCAGTTTCGAGTAAATATTCTCCAAGTCATCCGCAATGTACCCACTCGCTTCGTCATCTTCTTCGCGTAAATCTGTAACTCGGGAATCCAACAACTCACGTAACAAATCGCGCTCTCGTCCCGTTAGCAGATCAAACTGAAGTTCTTTGATAGAACCAATCATTAATCGAGAATAGGAAAACCACAGCTTTTTCTCTGATTGAGTTAGCTCCCTAAAGTGTCGAGTATCCTCTAACTCTTCCCCTAATGCTTCCTGATAAGCTTCCACCCAATTATTCTGCAGTAGACGAGCTATTCGATACTTCTGAGACTCAATAATGAAATCCAAACGATCGGGATTCTCCAATACAAATCTGTGATCCTTTGGAAAATTCTCTCGAGGAGGCATATCCGACAAAGGATGATTGCCTCGCTCATCCACAAGCCCACAAACATCACATTCATGAACAGTGCTTGCATGAACAGTGCTTGCAGGTCTTAAATTTATATCGTGTCTCGTGCAAAGCATTGCTCCACGAGGGCACTCTCTACAAGGATAGGGAGATTGGACCGAACTATACCTCTTCGGATCAGACGTCTCTCCGGTATTACCATCATCCACATGCCGCAGAAGCTCAGATTTCCCACCCCCACCACAACTACTACACACCCCCGTCATAATAACGTTATCTGATGTCCGTTTCTCAAAGCCACACTCGCACTTGAAAATATTACTCACAGAAACCTCCACTACTCACTTACTTGGCGTTCAATGGAATAAATCACACTGTCATCCCTTCTCTCTCCACTCGGAACACCACACTCCATTGAACAAGAATGACCACCCCCTCCCGTCGCCCAATCTCGTCGCAAACCTTCTCGAATTTTCTCCGCACGCTCTGCTGGAGTCAAGGCATACCAAGGCTCTAATAACTCTTCCATAATCATTCTTCTGCTCATCTACTCACCTATCCTGGCCAAAGTTCACTTACACGAACACTGAAGTTGTCCTTGTCCAATTCTACCGTCGTAAAATCATTTCCAAATGGATACCCTTCTCCACCTTCCTTTAAACCCCGCAACCATTCCATGAACTCAGCCTTCCCACCAGGATTCTCAAAGCGAAAAAAGACTGTATCTCCTTCTCTCACATGTTCTTCTGCTAAGCTCTCCTGAACATCCAAAAGAAGATCCGGATCACGAGATCCAATTGCCAACAAAAGCTTTCGCCGATACTCCAATCGATGCACAACATTATCTAAATGAAAATATTCCCTCGTATCCATCGAAAGTTTTAAACAGTTAGTCACATCCTCAAGTGTGTCTATACCTTCTTGCAGTGCCTCTTCTACATCCTCGAGAACACTCTCACCCTCCAGTAATGAAGAAACTAATCTTTGCAACTCTTCAAAATTCTCCTTCACAACCAAACTCCTTTTAACTTATCCAGATCAATAATTAATATCAAAAAAACAACTACTTCATAAAAGAAACTACTATCCAGAAAAGAACCGCAATAATAGACCAAAACAATCTCAAAAGAAGAGAAACACCGGTTCCATCCAACCATCCGCCATAAGTTACGTACATTTTTGCTTTTGGCACATTTAGAGAATCTAACCACAAATACAAAACCCAACCCGAAAACACCAGATTTACAGTCACTAATGTTGTCTTAGCATTTACCCCTCCAAACTTTGCTAAGGAAACAAGGCCCATGAGTGACAAAACAACACCACCACCCAATAATCCGAAAAAAGCTCTTATCGAAAGATTCCTCCCCGTCCAGCCCCAGTACACCATTCCAACACCCAACACTAAAACAATACAAGACATCGTCTGATGTTCCATCCCTACTTACCCCTATCTTCTTTAAAGAAAGACATTTTTTTCCTTCTTGACCACACCAACCATGGCTTCTTACTTAAAGCGTAGTTTGAAAAGTCATGATCATCCGTTATCTCGCAAACCAACTGCAATGGGCACTGTGGAAGAGTTGTTTCAATAGTCGGAAGCTCCACCTCCACTATGAAAAGACCTGTGTTTGCCCCCAAAAACTCATCCAACTCCCACAAAAACTCTTCACCGTCTTCGTTGATGCTCCTAAAGCCGTAACGAACCTTCTCTCTATCTCAACACCCATATCCCACCACCCCTATCCGTAACGTTGTTCATCTAAAAGATCTTCAAAACAGTCAACCAAACTATCTAATCCAGCAGTCCACGCTTCTTTTACTTTTCTATGCCCACCCGAACCAAACATCGCAGTCAGTCCCATACTCTCTCTCAAGGACCCAAATAACTCCTGCAACGCAATCATCTTCTCATCTACTACACGATCCCACTCCTCCCCAAAATTCTCTCGAATCTCTCCCCACAACACACCCACATGAAAAATGAATGCACCATCCTTATCTGGCTCACCCAATAAAGATAAAATTTGTTCAAGACTATTTTCCAAACTCACCGTATCCATACAAATTCTCCTTTTGTCTTTTTCAAATCAGTAAAAACACAACTCTTTCATTAACTTCTAAATAAAAAAACTTTAGAGTCTAAAGATTCAACCCAAAAACCAACAAGAGCAGGAACACTCCTCCCAAAAAACAATAATCCCCACCGATCTCTAAAAGATCACATCACCCCAAACACTAAAACATCTACCCTCAAACACCACTGCCACAAACAACTAAAGCTAAAATAACCACCCACTAAAGCCCCGTTTTATCAAACACCCCTAAAGACCCATGGTTTTATTAACTTGACGCTTCTCATATCCCCAATCTAGAGTCGTCCTCATTGTTGTTATGTTTGGTAGATGCTTCCCAAAAAAAATCAGCACCCCTCGGATAGGGCGACCCCGGCTTAAACGAAAAAAGCCACCCTAGAGTATGGCAGCTTCTTTCTAGTTGCTTGTACAAAACCTAACCGAGTAAAGAAAGGAAGCACAAACTACCCGAACAAGATTAGAGTAAGGAGATCGACAAGAAATGTCAAATGTTTTCTTCAACTCTGCAAACTCCCTTGCAGAGCCACTTCTCTCTTGCAATGAGAAAGAAATGATGAAGAATACAAATCTCTACAACACTTCTCGCAAAAATCCTCTCCCGGATGAGAAGGACCCTACCGTTCGATTTGGACCGAATGTATTTCATTGCGACTCTAACCTTGAACAACAATACCACCTAATCCCCACTACCCCCCACCAATCATGCAATGACAACGACTCCACCCGCGTGGCCAAAATTGGAGTCAACTATCCAATTGCACATTTCTCTACGATTCTCCAAAAGCAACACTTCATTGGCGAAGCGCTGCGGAAAATTATACGGCAATTGCATAATGGGCAACTGAGAGGCCCACCCCTCCGATTCTGCAGTACCTCCTACAAAATGACCCTTGCCCCCCGAGGTCCAGAGACAACAAACAGTTATTCTCCAACAGGCAACACCACACCGTCACCCACATCACATAAACTTTTGTCCTCCAGAAGAAAACCAAACCACGGTGCGAACAAAAGTAACACCAATACCTCTTCTAGAGCGTTATGTGATCGCATGACACCGAACAACCACCCTGCTTGTGGACGAACGTATCTGCAGACGCCCTCTGGTAAAAAAAACTGCACACTTATGGGGAAACCACAACTCTGCAAAGAGTTGCTACATAGATAAGGGAACAAGTAACAAAGTGGCTCTTTTTTCGATTACACACGAGAATGATAACGAACTAGACACAAAACAAGTTCGCCCTCATACCTCACCATCCCTAAAAAGACACCCACTCTGATTGTCAGTCTTTGAGTTTCTTTGGTCATTTCTTCTCCGATAGGTCGTGAAACTCCTCCGGGAGTTACCCCCCAAATCCTATCCTACAAGCTCCTGACAACACCTCTTCAAAACTTATCGAACTATCCCGATAGCACAGCACCCGATCTGTACCTCTTTTTTTGCACTGCACCACGAACAGATCAACACCCCCTTTGGCCTTGTATTGGTTGTACCAATCAACCCATACGCCTAGCTGAAATCAAGAAGAGAAAACACAACACTAAAACTAGTTTCTCACATAAGTCAGAATCACCTTAAGTCATCCTTAACTTAAATTATCCCTGCCTTATTTCTTAACTAGTTCTAATCTCCCCTCCCATCAATTCTCTTCTTCTGATTAATTATTCTAATTTAAAATTTAGTGTTTTTTATCAGTTCTGCTCGGCCTCTCGCTTCGCTCTCTCTATTTCACGCCAAAAAGGGGGGAGTGCGTCTTCTGGATTCCTTGCATTTCGACCTTTTTAGTATTTTTAGACCGGGCTCAATCAGACCATGATGATAAATCGAAAACAAAGAGACGATGATACTATCACCCACATCCTGGCTATTAGTTTCAAGAGAGACAGTGAAACAGAAAGAAACTTAAACATGATCCTCCAAGATGGTCCGTACAAAGACTGGGGGGATATGTTTATGAATTTGGCAGAGCTTGCCTTTTTCATTATCGACCGTAGAAAAAATGGATATAAATTCTACCTAAGAGAGATTGGTCCCAATCAACCCTTTGTGGAGATACGCCAGCTTCCTGGTCCAGATCCCGATATAGAAAATCTCTTTAGACAAGAAGAAGAGACTGATATAAAATTGCTCGACTTTGTTTATAAAGATGATGTGGGTAGAGAGAAATCTCTTTTATCGTTATCCAAGGATGATGAAGACAATCCTGTGAATGAGCCTATGCCGGATGGACTATCTCAAGACATAGGTTCACCCGAGAATCTTCTTCTTCAGATCGATCCAGAAACGTTGCTAGGTATGAAGATATCGTTAGATCTTTCCTGGTATGAAAGAATCTGGTTCAGTTTTCGGCTCATGGTAAAAATAATCTTTAGACTCTAAAGATTATAAAATTCAACATTGGAGTATGTTCTATGAAACTGATAATGGGTAAAGATTCCATCCAGAAAATGGATGATTGCGTAAAGCTGACAACCCTCAAGAATCATGCGGACTTCATTGGCACTTCCTGTGCAGTAATGGAGTTCATTGTTCTTCGTCAAGAAGAAGGGTGTCGGCTATGCATTCAAACTCCTCGTGGAGACATCTTGCCTGTGGAGGGACTTCCTAAAAATTTATCTTGGAAAAAATCTGGGAAGAGAGAAAGAACTCTTTCAGTTTTTGATAATGTTATCGAGGTTTCTTTTGGCGAAAGTTCTTGTCTTGAGGTTGAACCAGTTCCGACAAAAACAAGTTGGTGGGTTTATGTTACTAATTGGCTTAGGAAAATATTTAGCCTCAAGAGCAAATAACAACAGAGTACACACATGGAACAGCGGCCCTTATTTGCAAACCTTCCTATAATCCCTGCAACAGAGGGCATAGCCTACTATCACAAACACGCCGTATTTAGCTCGTGCGGGGCATATAGGTGGGTTTTGTTGCGTCGATGGGATAGCGCTATCGGTCGCCTACCCAGAGTCCTCTGGATAGCTCTCAACCCGTCCACTGCTAGTGGCGAAGAAGATGATCCAACGCTCAGACAAATAGTGAGCTTTTCGAAGCGTGAAGGCTTTGGAAGTCTTATGCTTTGCAATCTATTTGCTTTTTGCTCAACAGACCCAAAGGCCCTCAATGAAGATGCCATTGATTGTATAGGCGATCTATGTGACGCCTATCTCTATTCATCTGCCGCTTTATGTGATGCTGTGATCGTGGCGTGGGGAACAAATGTGGAAGGTTATGAAGAAAGGGCAAAGGCTATTGTCTCGCGCTTAAGCAAAACACAGAAAGTGTATTGTCTTGGGAAAACAAAGGATGGATTCCCAAAGCATCCACTCTATCTACCCAAAGATGCCCCGCTTAGAATCTTTGCGAGACCAAAAGCAAAATGCCTATCCGCTACTGTTGAATCGGTAGGTAGAAAATACATACAGAAAATTTCTAGAAGGATACGTTATTCCATACGCAAGTAGGAGAAAAGAGAATGAGTTGTTTTCGGTGTGGTTATCATACTTGCAGATGCGACGGTCGAAAATCTGTTCCGCCTGAAAAGCACAAAGACTTCACCAAGAATAATCCAAAAAATGAACCAGTCGGAAACTTCACGGGTAGATGCTATCATTGTGGGTCTTCTGATTTGTGGACCGACAACCTAGCCTATGGCTGCAACTTTTGTGGTAAATTTCTAGGTGGAAATTAAATAATGTCTCATTTTCGTTATTGGATACTTACTCCCGACAACAAAGTAATAGAAACAACTCGAAAAAAACATCGTGATTGGTGGGCAAAGAACTTCGATGTAGAAGAATCCATAGCTGATACTGGTGGTCGCGCTGATAAATGCCCATCTATCATTAAAAAAACTTGTTTTCTCGACGGAATAGTTCGAGTTTCCTCAGTTTTTCTAATGATCGAACATTGTTCTTATATGGGTGACGTAGTTATCAATGGCGAAAAGAGAGGGGCTCTTTTTGAAACTATGATTTTTGTAGATGCGGACAGTCCTTTTTATGCCACTCTCAATGAACATCAATGGAGATCTCACACTGTTGGAGAGTCTCTTGGAAACCATAATAAAGCATGTGATTTCGTTATTGCATATATAGAGGCACATGAGATTAGTAACGGAAACTTGTTTCCCAAAATAGAGGGTAAAGATGTTGTCTACTTACCCAAAAAAGAAAACACGGAGATAGAGCAGTGAGCACCCGGATGCGAAATGTTTCTTTGGGCTTCACAGAAGATGGATATTCATTATCAGGCAAGATATTCAAGGATCATTTCCATAACATACTTTTAGGCTTACATGCTATTGCGCGATCATTTAAAGATGAAGATTGTGAGAAGAGTCTTTTTGGTAAAAAAACTTATTGCTTGCCATGCCCAACAACAAAAGAACAATGGGAGAAAATATTAGAAGTATCAGAAAATGTTGCAACAGAGTGCGCAGGGATTATTTTATTTGTATCTGGAATAAGTGGAATTGATTGCTATGTCTTCTTAGACAAAGACTCAATAAGAGAATGTTTAGATGCCTCGGTATTTGAATCTCTTCATCATAACAATACGGAAACTGTATTTTTAGATCATCATAGAATTATCCCCAACACCATGTGCCCGTCTTGTAAACATAAATTTCATAGTGATAATCCAATAGATTTTGTTTCTATTCTTTTATCTTCTTAATTATCGCCTCTCATCCATATCCATCTCGCTCTCCTCTTCAATCTCAATTATCCCCTCCTCACTCTCTTCTGTAGGTAAACAAAAAAAGGTCGCCAACATCCTCCCTTGTCTTAACCTTAGTGAAATCAAGTCTTCCTTCTCCAATCCCATCTCTTCTGCTCTTACCCAAATTCTAGAAACCGCGTTACGTCGGCTTTCTCGTTTTCTTTTCCTCTGTTGGCGTCTATATCTCTTTCTTTCTGCAGGGCTTTGGTTTTGCTGTATCCATTCCCAGGTTTCGTTTCTTTTGGCCATTTCAAAACTCCGAAAAAAAAATGAAGACGTAAATCTTTAGACTCTAAAGATTTTGACAAAAACATCTTCTAAAAACAAGAGGAAATCAAAGGAAGAATGATGAAAGAAGAGACACAGGCGAAACAATCCCAATTTGAATGGATTCAATTATCTTTCTAGATTTCAATCGAGAACTAGCCTAATTTTTTCTACTTACAGAGGAACTATCTCATGAGAAAAGCTTTACCAGATCGAATTAGAAACATCCTAAACCACCCCACCATCAGATTTGTTATTGATGCAATGGATGAAAATTTTGACAACGATCGCATCGGGGACTTATATCGTGAACTAAGCTCCATTGCCAATGATGTCGAAGAGGAACTGGGAAAAAGAAGTCGTCGAAGAAGTCGAGTCAAAGAGGCATCTACGGCGACTGTTGACGTAATCGAAGATAATGATAAAATTCTATCATCCCACGGAGTAGCAAGACTTCTACAAGTTAGCCCCTCCGCAGTCATTTCTTGGATTGACTCGGAAAAGCTTGATGGTTTTCGCACAAGTGGTGGCCACCGTCGCGTAAAAACAAGCAATCTTATCCTATTTCTCAAAGAACAAAACATGCCCATCCCCGCCGCTCTCATTGATACTGATGTCGACATTAGCGTTGATACTCGTATCGACCTTAATGAGGATAAAGCACCACGACAACAATAATAAATTGCGCCTTATCCATAACAAAGAAGGAACTATGCACAATCATGGAATCTCGCAACAAACCACGCACATGGAAAGAAAGAAAAGCGGTCATCGACCGCTGGGGATGGGGACTCTTCTCCTTTTTGGTAACAAACGGTCTAACCGACATCAAACAAATACGATATATTCTACAAGCCCAAAAGGCCCTGTTGCGTGGTAGAGTGCAAAAAGCATTGGAGCTTATAGATCTGTGCTTGGATCTTATGGAGCGAACTGCAGAGATATACGAACCCGCGATAGAAAAGCGACTTCGAGAATTGATCTTCGGCACATCATTCAAGGACGAGACTGAAGAACCTACTACACCAAATGCAAAAAAGAGTGCTACGGGAGAAAATAATAATGGGGACTACGGAAATTTTCCCACCGGAATCGGTCGATATAACATGTGAAGACTGCAAAGACCACTATTGGTTTTCTAATAATATTGTCAAAGTCATTGCAGACACCACGGGGAGAGAGTTTGATATCCCCACCCCTCCCTTATTCGCAGTTCATATCTACATAAAGAAAACGAGCCATCATCCTGCCTGCCCCCGATATATGGAATGGGTTGAAAAACTTACAAGCGAATGCTCATGTAAGACAGATGTATGGTCCGGAGAAGAAGTCAGAGAACTCTGCTATCTTATGGGTTGGAGTTTTTACGGGTCGATAGATGTTATAATGATACCTCGACATCATATCTCTTGTCCTCATTTTGAAACGTGGAAGACTAGATATTTATACTATAAAGAGCTATTGGTCGGTGTTGATATAAAACCACAAGCATCAGATACTTCTTTTACAGAAACGAAAGAAGATTCCAAGAGAAGTGTAATGGTTAAAGCGCTTGATAAACTTATAGGAATAAGCGGACTCAACGCTAGGTTCTCTCCATGCCATCAAGAGAGAACATCCAGAAACTGGCTTGATCTCATTGGGGATGAGTTGGCAGAAGTTAGAGACCATCTGGATACGGATGGATCCTTTCTTGGTGATAAGGTCGACAATGAAATAGGTGACTTGCTTTGGAATGTTGTTTGCTTCTGCAGACATCTTGCCGATGAATACCCAAACACTATCGAAAATGCTGTTCGCGATATACAAACAAAACTCATGAGACGCAAACCCAATATCTTCGAGGGACATTCTTTGCCATCGTCCGATGACGAGCAAAGAATATGGAATAGAGAAAAGGGTGCAGAAAAGAAAGAACGATTCTCTTATATTCTGTCAGATATAGATTTTGGAAAAGAAATAATAGGCCCGGATGAGTCAACCAGAGTCTTTCCCGTTATTCTTCGAGAAGACTTCCCCACAAACTGTCTAGTCATTGGGGACGCTACATTCTTGGATCTTTACCTAAACGGACTCCTTACAAAAGAAGCCTGCCTAAAAGAAATACATCTGCACTACAATGTAGAGGGAGTAACTACTCTTCCCGATACTATGAGCGAAGAACACCAAGAGAGATGGCTAGCTCTACTGAATCAGCTAGCTCTACTGGATTAAAAAATAGACCCAACCACAACACCCTGCTCATCACTGTTAGCAAGGATGTACTGCAGGGCATCATAATTTAGTCTAAGCAATCGAAAAGCAGAGTAATCGCTTGTTATATGAATCGCCATAAATCGAGGAAGATTTGTTCTTCTCCCTGTTGGAAGCCCCAAACGACGTCGAACATTGTTTAGATCTTGACGTATAGCCGTTTGCGACTCTTCAAATGTCAGATTTTGACGTCTAAGATTCCTCTCTTCGGGACGCTTGAACATGATGAACATTTGCTTGAGAAGTGGAAGCCTGGAGAACAAAGTCCCCACTCGTCTTGCGAGTTGTGAGATGCACTGATAGGGACATGAGCAGGAACCAGACTCCTGCAAACAAACCATCGCAGGAACGCTTGGATTATCACGACGCCATAAAATATCTTCGGGTTGCATATATTTCAACCCAATAAACATTGTGTGACCCGCAAATAAAAAATAAGGAATACTCGTATTTTCTGCGACCTGTATGCTTTCGACGGACTTTATTATTCTGTCGCTAGGAGGAACTCGACTCCCATCGAGATTAATATCTCTACCTTCCATTCCTATGTCCTGTGAGTGTTGTAGATATATAATAGGTTTTCATTACTATCATCACCAAACCATATTTGAAAACCGGGAGACACTGCCAACTGGCCATGGTTTATATGTCCACCCGTGTTTTTTGTTCCATTTGTGACGTCGTATGGTGTGTGTGTAGGGCTTCCCTCCACATGATTTCCAGAAACTTGATTTTCATGACAATTATTGAGGTCGAATCCTATAAATAATGGATTTTTAGCGACATTACCAGTGATTGTGCAGTTTTTTGCGCCCAGGCCATTTGGTGAATTAAGTGAGAATATGGGATTACCTGCAAAGCCACGATAACAACTTGCGGCATAATTATTAGAAATAACACAATTCAAAACGTCCGCAAAAACAAATCCTGCATGACATCGCTCGACGTGGTTTCCTGAACAAATAATGCCAGATCCTTTATTTACAACAATTCCATGATTCCCTAACGGTGTCCCGAAAATTCCAAAATATCTATTACTAGTTATCATGCTTCGCCTGGGTCCACTTGACGAAGAAGATAGAAACTGAAATCCAATTAAAGATTGTTCACCCTCATTACCTGTAAACTCTAACCCCACTAAATTAGAAACTAAGACACAGGCAGGTTGTGCATTCGCCGAAACAGATAATTGTGGGGATGATGTAAACGAACAGTTTTTTATACTTCCATCTCCAACCCCACTTATCCATAACCTTGCCTTTGATGAAGCACCTCCTCCTAAAGAAACTTCCAAACGACTATTTTCAAGATGAGACCATCGCCATTCACTGGCCATTATCCCCGCAATGGTCACTTCTCCTCGTATTTCTAAATCAGAGAAGACTGTTTTTAAGATAGATGTTGCTTTCAGTATATAATTATTTTTCGCCGCATCATTCAAAGTTGTTGATAATTTGCAAGTTCTCCACGAACAATTTGTTTGAATCCCAGAATTTAAACCTTCTCCTGCAACGCGAAAAATACATTTTTCAAAAAGACAATCTGTAATATCACCCAAATCTAATGTTGAAGTCGTTAGACCAAGATTTTGTCCACTGGTATCATTCCAGTAAAGTCCATCGAATATACAATTGATGAATCGTATATTCGAACAACCAACCATTTTAAAGATCTTGCCCTTACCCGTAAACGTCAGGTTCCGAAATTCAATATCAGAGCAATTACTTAGATCAAAGATTATGTGTTCGCCTTGAGTGTCGTCTTGTGTTCCATAAGAAAGTGTTGTTTGAATTGCACTTTCTCCTTCAAAGATAAGTCCATGAGCACTACTTAATGTAAACAAAGATGTCTTGGGGAGTTCTGCATCAAAATTGTGAATTCCGCGACGAAAACGAACAGTTCCACCTTTTCGGGTATTAGCAACATAATCAAGGAAGTACTTTTGTTCTGCAAAGGGTCCAAAGGTATCTGCAGGAAGCTGTGTGGTTGGATTGCCTGTAGCAGCATCTTTTGTGTCATTGGGGGAAATCGTAAGAGCTACAGACTTGTTGCCATCTAAACGACTCCGCAGAGTAGAAAAGCTTTGAGTGTTGTGGGCGTCAACCATAGCCTCCCAAACATCTTTATCCAGCGCATTTAAGCCCCTTTTGCCCGACGAAGGCGTGGGGTGCGCCAACCAGTTTATATTTCGTTGCTGGATGATTGTGACAGACGGATTCCCTGCAGGGAGTTCTTCCCATTTGGGAATATTGCTCTTACTTTGGATATAGACGCGAGTAACGCCCCCGCCATCCGTCGCATCGTTACCCATAATTCGAACATAAAAGCCCGACCACGCCCCGCTTGTTATTTGGAAGGTGCATCCCATGAAGTCGTCTTGTCTGGCGACGTGCGCTTGTGATTGGGGGCTATTATCAATCAAGTCTTGGATATCAATATACTGCCAGTCTGGATCCACAGCATTTATTTTTGCCCCCATTGTAGGACCCAAGTTTGATGCGCCAACACCATGCTTGATTTGGCTAATAGCAGTCGCCAAAAAGTCCACCAAGCTGGCTATGTCTCTCATCCAGTGATCTGAAGTCGCATCCCCGATGACTTCATTCAACTCACCAAAGAGCATCGGTGGGACGAGTGGCTCAAATAAACGTAGTCGTTGGTCTGTGGTTTTCAAGGCGCGGATAATATCGTAACCACCCACCTGTGTCTTCACTTCACCGTAGCCAATGGACTGCATAAAGCGATGCTGACCAGTTGGTGTTGTCACTGAGATAAGATCATTTTTATCTTTTTCGGTACTGGCCACACCCTGCATAATCCGACCCAGGTTATCTGTTCGGAAAACACTATGAGGGACAACAAGCGTATCATTATCAGAGAACCTCGCGGGAGTGTATCCAGCGTCACCCCTGTTCCCGATAGCATTCTGCTGTATTGGCTGCAATACCCTCCAAAACAAGGTTTTTCTTGTAAAAGTTTGGGCAATCGCAACCTCCTGACCATCTGGGACAGGATCAGGGTTATCTACTTGTGTGTCCCAGAAGACTCTTTGGTCTGGATCAGAGTTCGCGAAGAAAAATTCAATCTCTAACCAAAACTCCTGATTTGTTCCACCCAGGGTAATTTGTTGTGAGTTAGTTCCGTCCGGAGAAGTAATAAACCCACCTGTCTGATCGTAGGCAAAGCCATTGTAAATCTCGATACGACCAGTGTCTGCACTCTGTTGAGGCAGAACTTTTGTCCTAAACCCACTCAAAACACCTATTCCAAGCGACGACTGCACGAATCTTCGCAAGACCTCTCTTGGGTATTCATCCACCGCAAACAAGAAATCTTGAAGATTTACACCTTCTGCCGGGTGAAAAAGCGGAGTTTTCATGATTTATAGCCTTGTTATAAGTAAAAATCTTTAGACTCTAAAGATTTTTGTTTTACTGAGTAGAGAACATCAAACAGACATTCTAATTATTGCGAAAAGGCAACGCAGGTAAAGATATTTTTCTATCCTTATCATCATACAGGTCTATCTTTATCCCCGCAGCAACCACTTGATCAAGTAACCATATCAATCGCATAAGGACTGAATTTCCATCTAAGAAGAACGTAAAGCTAAACCCATCTGATCTAGCAAGAGCATTTGCGAGTATTCCTGTTCGAATAATATTGACCCCTGTAACAGTCGTGCCGTCTATGTTTGAGACTGCAAACGGATTGTGACTGCCTTGTGGAGAGAATCCTCTATCGAAGACCATAAGCGCTCGAGTCGGCGTCTCAAGTTTTAAACTATCGTAGATGATAAGCTCTTCGGATTCTCTCGTATGGTCAAATAAAACATATCCCTCTTTGAGAGGGAGTCCTTCATCCACACCCAAGACACCAGTTAAAGCTTCTATGGGTACTTCTGTTTGGTAGGAAAATATTTTAGTGCCTGCTTGATGAATCCTCTGAATACCCGAAACATAAATAGTGTCTTGCGCACCACCAGTACCTTTACCCCAATAATAGAGAGAGGTTTTACCAAACCCTCCTTCCCCTGCTATCTTCATTTGCATGGGAAATCCAGGATTTGGATTCGAAGCACTCACTATCCAGGCATTGACTTGAGCCGTCGTAGGCAAACCCGAAGCATCATTTACGTAGACATCCATAGGAGTAAAGACTTGTATCGCTCCTCCTGGTGGAGAAACAATGATTTGATTGAATGTCTTTTTTGCTTTACTGGGATCAAACACCGAAAAGATCGTCATGCTTGTGTTATAGATCCGCAAATCATTCGCATCGTTTCGAGCGACGTTGGCTAAAGCAAGAGGATTAGAAGTACTGCTCTTTCTTATATGAACAGGACCCTGTCTCGAGTTATCCCAAAGGAACGGACTTGGCCACGTTCCATCAGGTGAGGCTGGTGGGGGCCATGTGAAACGAGGAAGGTGCGCTGCGTCTGTCGCAAGTGCCCCACTCACACCTCCAATCCTATAGAAACGACGAAGTTGCTCCCCCGCACCCCTTGTTGTAGCAAGAGGTCTCGATAAGGTAAGGGTAACCTCTCCAGAAACAAGATCCACCAATTCTACATACGTCTTCTTGTTTTTTATGTCTGTCGAGAAAGCTACTGATGCAGCGAGTGTGAGGATTGGAGATATTTTCTTTGTATCTCCTCCAACATACCAAGAGACGTTATTGACGGTCGCATTCCCCAAATATCCCGTGTCGTCAAATACTCGAAAAGTTAGACTGACCGTTCCCTCCGGAACATTGTCTAGCGGACGATCTATATGGAAAACAAGAGACGCATTTGTAATCTCTGATGTCAAAACTCGTCTTTGATATGTCGTCTTCGTTACAAAAACCAATTCCTCCGTCAAACCTATAGGGTCTATAATAATCCATGGTCCGATTACATTTTCTTCTCTACAAATCGCTTTTATGGTTTGAATAGTTGGCGATACCACAGGACTAGCGATTTGTGTTAATCCTCCTGTGACCTGATCTGTCTGGTACCACTGTATCTCTGTGCCCCTAATAAACCGAAGCCCCGCAGGAAGAGGCGATGCTAAACTCAGTGTTCTCGTCGTTGTGTTTACAGAATTAACAGTGACCTCGAGAAGTTTTTTGAACCTTTGTGACGGATCGATAATGAGCTTAAAAGGAGTACTTGGGAAAACATCCAGACTCTCGTCTGCATAAAGTAAACTGGTGTCCGCTCCGCGAGCAGTCGATCGAAGGGTCGCTTTTTTTACAGGATAAGGAGGAAGATAGGCCCTGCCAGGGATCGATGCAGGATTCTTATTAGAGCACTTTATCTTTACTGCAATCCTTCTCATCTGGGCGGTATAGATATCCCAACACCCACCCTGTAAAAATACGGGTGTTTTAGAGGAGTGGGCCTTTGTCAACGGGCTTTTTAGACGGAAACGGCGAAGACGATAGTCAATTCCAACAAAATCGATCGTTTCCTCATTAGCTGTTCCAGGCTCAAAAACAAGAGTTCCATATAGGGGCATTCTGTGAGTAACGGGGATGGTAGTATCAGACACTTGCCTAAGATGAGCAGAGCTTAATGTCACCGTCGCACCCGAGTCTGCACCCTGTAAGACCATTCCCGAGACAAGAGATCCTCTCTGTCTTTCTGCAAAATGTACCTTCAAATCTCCGGTGTCGAGATATCTGAACTTTGCCTTTATCTTCCCACCAACGCTATCAATTATCCACTCATCATGAATGAAAGTTCCTGCGGTTGCACTGTAGGTAGCGTATTCCAACTCTGGGGCCAAAGTGATGTATGTATCTCCGACAGCCCGTGTGGCTTCTAGCTGGAAGACCAAATTATCATATGGGCCAAGCGCGATCTCTAGCAGTTGCCAGAGAGGTCTTGGTATATTCTTATCGCTTGCCATAATGACCTGCAGACAAGATCTAAAGAAATCATCGTCTGTAAAGCCCAATGGAGGACGAACAACCCCGTAATTTCCTGCGATGGCGTCCAAATACTCCCCGACCGACCATCGGAGTTGCATCATTCGCTTAACCATCTGCAGATCAGAACGAATCAAATCATCAGGGACTAAACTACCCGGAACAGTTACAAGATCGAGAGCCATGATTTTCCTCTATAGTTTTTCCCAGTCATCTTGAAGAAAGACACCACCAATTCGTTCGTCTTGATGGGATATAGCAGTGATGATTTGTCGTAAGTTTGTGTCTGTTCCCAATGCCTCAATATCCAACATGTTTTGCCTAACGATGTCTACTTTTGAGAACTTCGCCCGGTATTGAATCCAATGGTCTGGGTCCACAAAAGTACAAAATGTGTTTCCGTATTCATCGCGAAGGTTCTGGGTGCGAACACGATAGACTCCCCACCCAATGTGCGGAGATGTTTCCAATATGACAAAGGTTGGAAGCCCGTCACCCAGACGACTTACGGGATTTTCTGGGTCTGTTGGCTCCGGAAACCTTTGGGGAACAACACCAGTAACTCGAATATCAATGGCATTATCTTGAACTGGCTCAACTATGTAGTTTTCGGGAACCCTCAAGGCACCGGAGTTCTCAACTGGGGCAGTAAATTCCACATAGAGAAGATTCTCTGCCAAACACAGAGCCTTTTTTACCCGAACACAATCAACAACTCTAAACCCGCAGATATCTTCAACAGAATTTCCTGCTAAATCATCTCCCAACACTCTGAAATACACGAGACCATCAGCAGGCCACAGCGGCGATGTCGTGGGGCGGAAAATTGTCACATCGAATCCCCCGGATCCATCCGCAATAACCAATCCCGTAAAGTTGTTTAGGAATGTTGCTCCATTTTGCAGTACTTGAGTCCAGGGTCCTCCAACTGCGGTACCATGATAGACCTGTATAGTCGTTTGATCGACACCACTGTCTACATCGCTGATCTTAAATGTGTAAGCCGTGTCCCTCTTGGCTCGGCTGGTGTCGCTTGCAGTTAGACCCGTCCCACATTTTGGCTTTTGATTTGTTACGGTTGGAATAGTTTGATCGATTGTCTCCATTGTAAAAGTACATGTGTGGGTTGTTTTATTCCCATCCAAGTCTTTGACTACAGTGACAATTGTCACAACATCAGCAGATTTCAAATACCCTGCAGGTACTGTAATGGAGACATCCCTATCAAGAACTGGATCCACACCATTCGTTACAGCGCAGGTGATGGTGGGCGACCAAGGCTCAAGCACACCATCTCTTATAAGAAGAGCCGACCCACCTTGCTGGGAGACAACTGCAAGGGTTATTCGAATGCTTGAATCGTCAATACCTGATCCACCTGCAGGATAAGGTAAGTCTTGTAATGTATATGTGATGTTTGTAGTAGAAACTAAAACGCCCGTAGACCCACAAGCAGGACTTTGGTTAGCCACAACCGGGGGAGAGTACTCTTGACTCTTTATATACCAATAACCACTGCCGAAGTTCCCTGCCGCGCTTCCCTCTGATATAGACATGCCCGTATGAGGGCTCCCATCAAAACCATTTGGGAAAACCTGCAGGTAATCAATAGTGTCTGCTACAACACCATCTTTTGTTTGTATCTCATGCACCCCAAGTCTGTCTGCGTTTCCCCATGTACCATTTGCAACAATAACCACGTTTCCATACAGAGAGAAAAGACCTGTCACTCCTCGGGTCTTAGCTCGGTAATGATAGTCTTGCACCGCGGGTGGCCTATCTATATGGAAAAATGAATCTCTAACGACACCAGAAATATCCGCCCACGTTTGTCCAAAATCATCAGACCTTTCAACAATAAATCCATCATGTAATGGAGTCAGAGCCGATACGGTCGGAGCTGTCATCGAAATACACACCGCAGAGGGGATATTCAATAGTTTTGTGTATCGATCGTCTGGCGCAGAGCAGATATAAATCTTTGGAATTGTAAGATCCAGACTGAATGGGAGCGTGAGAGAGTAACCACCAAATGAAAAAGACATCACAAACTCTTTATCAAATAGACGAGGTGAATTATTCCAAATCTTTAGACTCTAAAGATTTAAACGAAAAGAGGACCAGCAACCATGTGTTGCGGTCCTCTAGAGTATCACGTCTTTAATAAGAGTTGGCTACTTTAGGAGCTTTCTCTTTGTCCCGCGTGTCTTCTTTGAATGTTGAATTGACACACAACTCGAACATTCATCGCGGTGTTACTTGCGGGTGGAGTGATTTTCACTGCCATGGCTTTTCCTGGAGGAAGGATGAGGAAACACTCCAGATCATATCGAGAAGCATCCTTGATATACATGGAAAATCCGTCGTCGCCATCGGTGAGGGTGCTTCCCTCTGCCCCAACATATCCAACGAGTTCACTTGGAATTCCCGCTTTCGGATCCATGTTCAGAGCAGACTTCGTTTCGAGAACAGTCGCTCCTGAAATCAGAGTTCCTTGTGTTGGGTTGTGGATGATTTCTGCCAAAGCACCATCACCACCAGGACCCCCCGTGGAGAGTCCGCAATTCACAGACAGTCCTTTTCGAGGAATAACGAGATTTCTATCAGAGTAACTATTTTTGAGATAGAAAACATTACTCGCGTTCGCGGTAGTAAGCGAAACGTCTGCGGTGGCAAAACAAAAACCCTCCGCATGCTCCGTGGCAAAAGCGAGGTCATCTCGTACCACTGCATCAGAATGCGCTCTCCCTCTGACATCAACCTCTTGAATTTGTCCGCTGGGACCTTCTTGCTTCAAACCCATTGTCTATATTCTCCTATGAACTTTCTGGTAAAGATGGGTGATCGCCACTTTCTATTGGCTCTCCTCCCGTTAAACGCTTCAAAGCTTCTGTCAGAGTATCTAGCTCTTGGAAGATTTCCTCAAGTAAACGACCCTCTGCTTCATAGTATTCTTGATCAGTCATTGGATTCTACCAGTCCTCACCACCATGGTATTTGATGATGAAATTAATCTCACGGAGTCTTTTTACCATTTCTTCTAACAGGGAAAGGTTTACCTCTCTTTGCCTTTCAATTATCGGATCCTTCGGTGCTACCAGAGTTGTGAATGTAACATCTAGTCGTATTAGCGATATGCTCTGGAGGTGGTTGTCGGCGACGTTTGTTCCTATTCGCTCTACACCCAAAAGAAGCTCTTGGCCAGACTTGAAATTCAGTGCGCTAATGCTCTGCTCAAGCGCAAACTCTTTTCCAACCACACCAGGAACAGATATCGTTTCACCCACTGGTGTATTTGTGGAGACAACCGACAATGCCACATCGTCTCTGTTGTCTCCTTCATTAATAACCCTTTGATAAAAGGTTAGCGATACTACACCCGTCCCACTTCCATTTTGGCGAAATAATGCCTTAAGCTTTATGGGAACTGATGTATCCAGATCCGCAGGAATCACAAATCCATGGGCATTTGTTCGTCTAACGACACCCGAATGAAAGACCCGCTCCAGAAAAGCAAAATTACTGGCCGCAGTCGATCGTGGAGGTGCCCCATCGGCGTTTCGACCAAGCATTGACCCGGCAAGTATTGTAAATGTCTGCTGGCCCATATTTCCACGCCTTCCTAAAAAAAGTATATTCTTCTATATAGAAGAAAAGATAATAACAGGCTAGCTTGGTGCGATGATCCACGCAAATTCAAATGTTGGATCCTCGGCCATCTGCGCAAATTCTATATAGCCTGATTCTGCATGAGTAAAAGCAAAAGTGTGCAAGAGGTCCCATATGCCTGGAGAACTCTCATAATAGAGAGAGTATACATCCTTAACTCGTTTCAATCTAAGTTGGGAAGATGTCGCAGTATTATCCTGGGATAGATATCCCCGTACCACCTCACCATGAGTAAAGAGACGCTGCTGAAAAAATAAATTCCCATCTGCTTTAAGTAGAGCAATTACATCTACACCATTCAATGGGACTGCTCCGGGAGATGTTTCGCGCAAACTTCTCCACCCCAAATACACCGCTAATGATGCCTCTACTAAAGGTGAGATCGGACCATAGCTGATTTTTACATCAAAATCTAATCCTGCAGGAATGCTAACTTTTCCCTTAGAATCCACAAAGAAAGCATCGCCTTCATTTTCAACACCTGAGACAAATAGACCCGGCGATGGAGTCCCAGAAACGTAAGAAGCATTTCCAGCGCTCGTCACATTCCACATGTCCGAATCAATCGAACTTGATACAAAATCATCATTTACTACTGGCATAGGATTCCTCTTAAATTCTTTAGACTCTAAAGATTATGGGCGCGGCATTAATCCAGGGAATGCCCAACCATCTCCCAAAATAAAATTATTGCTTGTAGCGGAAATTGGGAGTTCTCGCAATGAAATAGTTCCCGCAACACTTCCCAGGTTCGTCGAAGCTATTGATGGGTATAATATCGGATGAAAATATGGATTTCCAATAGGGTCATCTGATGGAGCCAATCGTAGCGAGGTCCATTCGACGCTCACCGATGCAGGGTTCCCTGTATTGTCTCTTAGCTCACAAAATACACCACAAAGCAAAGGAACAACAGGACCAATAAAAGTCGAAACAACAATCCAACTCGAGAGTCCCTCATCGAAATACAAATACTCCCAAGTCTGTCCCGTTCTCTTGACGCGAAGGCGAATCATGGCTCCTGTCTTCAATGCAAATCCTGGATCAGGGCTATGGGAACCTGAGAAATTATTATGCCCACCAGACACGAGATGTCCTAGTGAAGTGCGAATTGTTGCCCCACCCACTAAACCAAGATTCCCTTCCAGTCTCTTATAGAATTTACAAACAGTCGACTTCTCACCCAATAAGACCATACCAAAGTCTATATTTTGTGTGACAGGCATATAATCCAAAGCGTTTGTTAGCAACGTCGAAGCAAATGGCATGTTTAGGTAGCCAAGTAACTCTAGAACAAAGTCGCCTTCGTTTATCCCCACGCTCCTTATGGCGGTGTGCTTGAAGCTCTCGCCCTGAATCCCATCCCATCTGCCATAAGAAATACAAAATCCATCCGCAACGCCCGAATTAGAGTCCTGTCCCACAGCGCCACTGTATACGTTTCGACAACGATCCAGACTCGCATTTGTTGTTTCAGTTCTAAATGGAAACCATCGAGGAAAATCAGACGCCGGGTAGATAGCCTGCATTTCAGTCCCGGGATTTTCCGCTGTAGGAGCATGTCCAAAGCTGCGGACAACGGATGCTGCAGGGTCTAGCAAATCATAAAAAAGTATAGACACCCAGGATCCACCGTCCCATCCAGAGACCACCTGCACCACCTCATCATCAGCACCTGTCCCCTGGTCTTGGCAGTATAGATTGTATCCCTTCCCTCCAAAATAATCTGGTGAAGTCCACGTATTGTAGGGGAGGTATGGGGCAGTTGATGCGTTATACGAAGCATCGCCAGAAAAATCTCTGTGATTTAATGCCCCAAGCAATCTTCCATTTTCATCGGGATTATTAGCCTGGGTCCACCATATGATCTTGTTATAGGAAAGACCCACCTGAACCCAGCCTTCACTCGATCTTTTCCAAGGCGAGTAGGACGCGGGGTCCATAGTGAATAGTCTTCGCTCTATGGAGTCCGGAGAATTACTATCCGAAAGACTCAAAACTCCTGCAAAATACTGACCTTCTCCATACTGAGTCGTTGGAGCTTCTTGTATCCCATATGCAATGTGGACGTTATTGTCATCGAGCCTTCGTATGTTCACCCCATACGTAATGGCGGGAACGACAGTCTCCGTTGCAATATTCTTCAAACTTCCGACATAGGGGGTCGCCGTATTTGGCAGGCGACGATGATCGTAATTCCCGGCAGGGACATAGGTTTCTTTACCGCTAATCCAATGTCGACTTCCCCAGGTCCCTCCCTCCCTGATAATTCTACCCGTTGCCGCATCGTATGTTGTCGCTAGTTTTCCTATCTGATCTGTTGCAAAGACCATGACTCGATCCCAGCGGAGGGAGAAAAGCCAAATTTCCCCTCGCATGGTTGCCGCGGATCCACCTGTCTTCTGTCCCTGTGTGTTGCGGGTCAGAACAATGTGTCCCTCTGCGGCATCCATCCATCCAGGAGACCAGTGCGGGAAGTCTTCTCTATCCCAATCCTTCCACGTTCCTATATTTTTCCAACGCCGCCAGAGCAAAGGATTATTCGTTGCGTCTGCGTTGATTAGCGCGAGATGACAATTACCAAGATGGTCTCTCTCCCAATTGACAATGATTTCACTTGGGGCCTCTGACAAAAGACCTGCATCATAGACATTCGCAGGGTCATATGTCTCCAACCACCATGTAGCCCTTGCTTGCCCAGACCAGCTGCCACCATTCACTTCTACTCGGATGTCAGATAAACGATGTTCTCCAGACGCAACATAAGCTGCGGGGAACTCCGCATGGATTCGAGGGACCAAATCAAAAGGCCAGCTTGCTGGGAAAGAGATCGGGGCACTGACAGGAGTCCATGATGCGTTTGTGTAATCCGCATCATTTGGGTCTAAGGAGAAATATCCACGATATTGACCATTTGTAAAATCGGCTTCTATCGCCACTGTTACTTCGTTGAAGCCTGCTGGTATAGGCTGTGAGCTTCTTACCGTTGCAACGCCTGCTGTTACATCTCCATGAATAATAGCCATGGGATGTGTTGTGGTATTCACCAACCCGACAAAGATATACTCATTGTCATCTAACACATTTTGCATCCCCAAAAGAATGCTGTTCTCGATTCCTGTACCTGCAATCTCTCCGGGCAGGAGCATTCTTCCCGACAAAGCCGCTTTTCCGCCCCCAGGTTGGGTGAAGATCATACTACCCTTGCGGTCATAGGTTTCGGCTACCGGACCTGTGTAGGTTGTATATAGACGTCTTCCAAAGGGAGCATGTGCTACAACATCAATCCCCCCTTCTGAGAAATCTGCACCAAGCCCCACCCACCGATTTGGGTCGGTGACCTTGTCGGAGAAATCATCGATCATTTCTCGAGGACCCCAGGTTTTACCTTTTACTCCCGCCTCATAAAACCAACCATCTGCGCCATATCCACTAAACTCTGCAACACCCAAAGGATTTGCAAAATGACTCGCGGATAAAGGTGCGTGACTTCTTGCTATAGGCAAAGTCGATAATCTGTGTATTGTTGGTAGAACCTGTAGAATTCGACCGTCTGTATCGGGCTGGGAAGTGACCACAGTATGAGTGAGGGGCTTAATAAGGGACATAGTCTTTGGATCCTAAGTTTTGTGTCTTTTTGGCTTCGACAAAGAAAACTATAGTGGATCTGAAGACAATAGAAAAAGAGAAAAAACTTTAAGGTTTCGAGTTTTTCTTTTTTGGAAGGAGCTTGGCAGGAGTTTTTAAAGGGAGGCTTGTGGGGATCATTCTCTTGGATACTTTTCTTATTCCTTTTTCACAATGCTTGAGTTTTTTTCTCATTCCTTTGAGGATTTTTTTGATTTGTTGGGACATTTTACTTTTTAGAGGAATCTTGAATCGCTTTCTAACAAGATGACGTTTCTTGCGAGATCGCTTTCTTTTTTTTATGCGATTGAGAAACTTCTGCATCATTTTTTGATGCACGTTGAGCTTTTTTTTGCCCTTTGCATCGGGTTTACTTTGGGGTACGAACAAAAGCAGGGCGAGGAGACCCACGAGAAACCCGATAAAGCATTGTTGCAACACGATCAATCGCGGTCTTGAGGTCTCTGAGAGATGTGACGATTCCATTGACTTGGCCCTCCACTTTGGCAATTTCTACCTTATTGTTTTGAACATCAGAGAACTTCTTCAGAATCGCAGAAGTGACTTGCTCAAGCCGGGTAATATCTTTGCGAAAAACTTCCACCTCGCGCTTTAGTTTATCACTACCCGTATTCTCTTTGGTTTTGAGAACACTTACATCGGTATACAACTTTGCAGCGAATATAATGGTGGGGATTACCAGAGCTTGTAACCCCCACTGAATCCACTTCCCCCAGTTTTCATTAAGGCCACTCATGCTTCGACTCCTAAGATACTAAAATTTGCAAATTCTCCAGATCCGGCATTTCATCTTCAAGCATTACAATATCAGTTGTCGGAGCAAGCGCTTGCAAGTTATACATTCCCTCTACTGCCATCCCTCTTTCTATAATTTCGGCTCGAATAATATCGCTTCCTATCTGAAGCTCCGTATAATATCGCTCCACCGCATTTGCGACGAGTGGTGCCAATGTTGTTTCTGAGTACCCAGGCTTTGCTTGGATTGCTATACGAATTGGGTCTATTTTTCGAGGTCGTGGCATAGTAACAAGAACCTTCACTCCCTCTGCGGCTATGCCTGGAAATACAGTTGGATCTGTGACATATCCATTGATATGCTTTTGAACAAGCTCAATCATCCCCGTATAGTGGGTATAAGAAGTTGCTCTTATCTTGTCACCCTTTGATAGTCCTGGATCTGCAATCTGAATATCTCCATTCATCTCGTTGAGAAAATAATCAGTTCCTAGTGTTATGGGTATATAGCCAGCGGCACCCACGGCTTGTTTTTCTAAAATAAGCGATCCGGGAACAATCGCTATCTTGCCCAGCCTGAAGAAGCGTTGCCCGTCTTCGGCGCTCGTTGTTATTTGCTCATTCGTAATCTTTGCAGATGTTACAAAGTCAAAACCACCGGGCCACATATACAAATAAACAAAATCTCTGAGGGTGTTAGGCGAAAAGAACATACGCGATTTAGCAGATTGAACACGAAACTTCTTTCCCGAAGACATTGTGTACTCAATACCTAATATCAATTGCTCAATCGCAAGCTTTGTGGATTTCGCGAGAGTTCGATGATAGGTTCTGGCCCTCGAGAGAAATTGAGCATCTGACTCCACATCTCTTCCACCTGATATGGGAGCGTCATTTCTTATCTTTGCTCCATCAAAAGGAGCCGAACCAACGAACTCTGTGACCCCATCTATGCCAGATGTTATATTTCCAACAATCCCCGGCGTGCTCGAGACTACCGCTATAGGATCACTCTCGTAGTTGCCTGCAGAAATCTCCCAATCCTGTGCAAAGGTAACACTGCGGGAGGGGAGAGACCCAGATGCGGGAGACCGCGCCTGTTGCCCCGCCGTTCCAGAAAGAGACGCACCCTGCACTAATGAAATCCTCTCACCTCTAGCGTGAGAGTGCTGCAGCGCATCAATTGTAAAGTTTCCCGTTACAGAATCATTCGCGCTCACAGTTCTGTCTTCAACTGTGGACAGGCCCTCCCCAATCCGAATTGTATAGGGTGCTTGTGAAGATGGTGGAAATGGAAGACTTGAGACGCCTTGGATGACTGTATTTCCCTTCGAAGCCCCCGTGGAAACAAATGTTGTAACAAGGCGTGTATTCTCTAGAACTATGTGCCCTGCTGCGCTCAACGATCCTAGACGCACTTGGTTGTATTCTACCAAGCGTTCATCCAGAAGAGTACCCTTCACATTTGATAAATTCCACAGACGCAGAAGATCTATCATTTGCTTATATTGTTCATCATCCTCCCAGGCCGCGGCTTCCAAAATGGTTCTTATCAGTGAGCCGATATTGAAATCCGTGAGACGAGGAGCAACTGTTCTAACGAAGTTGATCATCTCCTGTAGAATTTGCTCAAAGGTCCGAGGAGTGAATTGGGGAAGAGGCATCATAAACTCCAAAATGAAATAAAAAAACTTTAGACTCTAAAGATTCTTTATTTTTTTATGTCTAGTGAAACACTGTCGTCCAAGTATATAGGGATGATTTGTCCCTGTATTTCGAGAATATCCCCGTCAACGAGTACATGCAATTTCTCGATTTTGTCAACGCGGGGATCTTGAACAAACGTGTTGTAAACTTGCAGATGAGCCTTCGCAGCCGTGTCTATCTCCAAACCCTCTCCCGCATCCAATGCCAGCCCGTACCATGGATGCGCAACCAAATCTCCTGGCTTTCTTCGAACCTTTAGAATAGCTGCTTGTCGCAGATTCTCTAACCCCTCCACCACATCGATATCACCATTACTTGAAGCAACATCTCCGTTAGCTTCATTCATTCGTAAGTCACGACCATATCGGTAGACATCTATTTGGCTTCCATCCGGAGAGAACACCTGATTCTCTAAATCAACATTAGGTTGCGATGGTATTTTTATCGGGTCTCCCGGACGAAGAACTGATACTCCGTCACCTTGTTGGTGGATATAAGGAGGCTGCAAACCATTCAATAAAACAATCTCTTTCCATCGAGAAGAACTTCCCAAATAATGTTTGGCGATATTGTAGATTGTTGTTCTCGCTCGAGGAACATTTCTGATAATAGAACCACTCGGAATTCGATGACCACCCACAGAATTCCCAGATCCATTATCCACTATGCCATTGGGATATTGCTCTCTCGGATCCACGTTTGGATTATTGTACGCAGAGGCAAAATCATCGGCTTGTTGGTTTATATCAGAACCAGACTGTGCAACGCTTAGTGAAACATATAACTCACTCGCCATTCTCGCCATATGTCTAAATTGTATCGCAACATCATTATAGACATTCCCCACACCCTTTATGCTCTTGACGTCATCCAAAACACCTATTGCATTCAAGCATGTTCTGTGAACATTTTGTGCAATCCTGGCCGGAAACTCTGCCACACTCTTTACAGATTGAAGCGCCCCACGAACAACATCTGTAATCGCATTAACAGGAGAAAGAACAGTCGTGACAATGTTTTGTCCTAAATCTAGTGCCGAATTTGTTATGCGAGAAATAGAGTCTGTTACTGCTCCCAAAAGCTGCTCGAACTGTTTCATCTTCTGGAAGAAGTATTGCAACCCTTTTGGTGTATTTGGCTTTGGAAGAAAGTCCTTGATGTTGAATGTGGCATGTAGTGGTGAAATTAATCTCAGGGTCAGGGCATAGGATATACGAAACTTGTCCTTCGGTACTGTTCGGCTGCGTCTGAAACGAAGCGGTTGGCACATATATACTTCGCCCATTCTCCAATTGGCATACACCATGATTGTATAAGCCGCATGAGTTCTTGTTTTTTTCCTATCCCAATAATATCGAAACAAATTTTGTAAATCGATAATACGATCAAGACCTGTCCGCTCTTTTCTCGGAATACCTCGACTGCTTTGCTGCCTACCTGTCAAAGCCGCGACCGCATTTCCGATCTGCTCCGCTGACTTCTTTATGCCCAAAATGTCATTGTTTTGACCTGTCGTGTAACTTCTTGTCGGCCTAAAACCAAAATTCCCAGAAAGCTGAACCATCTTGAAATATTGTCCACGCTCATCCAAATAGACACCACCCTCCTGCATTGCCATAGCTTCCGCTGCGGCAGTCTCATCTAACTCCATTTGCATAGGAGGAATATCGAAACCAAAATATCTACTTTCGTCTGGAGTTCGCAAATCTAAGACATAGAAAGCATAGAGAGCAACAGGTTTCTTCTTATTGCTCGGCTGCGCTTGAATGTTTTGCAAATTGCGAAGCGAATCCGAGAAAACTATTTCAGTACTGGTGCTCATCTTTTAATTCCTATGGAACCGGTGGTTTGGGTATTGGGGGCAAGGATGACTGTGGATCAGGTAGTGTTGGTAAAGGACAATTACAAAGCGCATATCGCTTGAGCAATTCTACACGTTTCTCGACACGAAGTTTAGCTGCCGCTGCCTGATCTAGTAAACGTTGTTTCGCTTCCAACCCTCGTAAAGTTGCTCTTACTGCAGGCAACTCCGCAACACGCTTCGCAGCATTTTTCACGACATTGCTCAAAAAACCAGACACATCTGGCATTTCTTTTGGTTCTGGAATCTCACAGGAGGGATTGGGTATTCTGCTCATTTATCCTTATCCTTTCTAGGGCTAAAGGTCTTTGTATCAAACGAAAAGTTGATAGAATAATGCGTCGGTTCTGAATTTTCATCGAAACGATCATCATCGTTATAAGTGAGCTTTTCTTTGACTTCTATCCCAAAGAAACCCAGACGAGATGCCTCTTCCATAAGAAGCCTTATTTTTAGTAGTTGGTTCACAAAGACATCGGATGCAGTAAGGTTGTCTTTGATCGGTTCTTGTAAGACTGTAGCCAGTCGATGGACCAAAAAATGACGTTGTTCGTCTGAAATACTTGGAAGGTTGTCGTTTGTATCAGGAAGAACTGCGGGGAGATCTTCGACTCCCTCCCGGATGACATCCAGAGGACAGTTCTCTTCCTCCGTTGTTGCAATTTTTGCCTTCAGGGCGATAAGAACATCTGCATCGACCTCTATTTCCTCTGGCACAAAAGTGATAGAAGCTTCGTTTAGACTTTTATTATCTATCTGAAGATCTAAACGTTTAAGATGCTTTATCCTTTTTCCATCAATAGAAACAACAACATCTCTACCAACAAGACCACGACCTGTAAATTCCCGGTTGCTCTGTATGGTAAGCTTACTCATCTCTTTATTCTCCATATAAAACTTTTGTTGAATTGGCCTGCGATATAACCAATGCTTCCAATGCAGTAACAATCCCTTCAAAAGAAAGCTTGCTTCCAGTGGCGGGATCTGTGGCTTTAGCAGCAGCTTTAAACATAGCCAATAATGCCGAGACGAACGAGTCCATCAAAAGGGGATTAGGATCCCCCCCAGCGGTAGCTGTTATCTGTTCTGCTAGAATATGGTTCTCTTTTGCCAGAATACTTGTCGCGCCCCCAGGTGAAGAGATGGTAATGCCACTCCCACTGATCTCAACAAAAGACTCTCCGTTGTTTGCCGTCACTCCATCTTTATCAATGGTAAGAGTGACCCCATCCTTGTTTTGAATGGAGATATCCCCCTTTTCATCAATCAATACCAGGGCACCTTTTGAGTGCTTTAGGGAAAACTCTTCTCCCCTAAGTTGAAGATAATGACCTGCTCGATGCGTGAGTGTGAACTCACCATTTTTATCGATCTTCTGTTCTGTCCCATTTCTTCTAAGAACCCAACGGACCCCATCCTCCGTGGTTGCTGCGTCTTGCAGGTTATACGGTGATGGGTACCAATCTTGTACAAAAGGTTGCTCCTGGAGACCCCCTATAAAATTCACCAAAACCCAATCACCCGATAATGCTTCTATACCAGAGAAGTCGTGTGGGTTTCTGAATCTCTCCACTTCATCTGGTGTACTTCCTCTTGGAACATCTTCTGTCCAATCTGCAAACGTATTCTCATCCACTCCTTTCGTGGAGCATCTTCCCTTTGGAATAATTAAGCAATTAGGCAATGTGATCCCCATTGCTTGGTCGCCATGGATAACAAAAACAGTAGCTTCCAGATAAGGAGCCTTTGCTCCCGAACCAGACTTGGCTTGCATTGACTGATACCAATGGTTCCCACCATCATCCGCAGGATGCACTGACAATATGATTCCTATCCACGGTCCACTAACATGATTTACGCCAGAATGTTCTTCATGAAATCCCAAAATACCATACTGAATAGGATCCCCATTTTCATCAAAAAACATAATCTTCTCCAAAAATCTTTAGACTCTAAAGATTTTTATTTAATTTTATTGATTTCTTCTTGTAGCGCTATGCCAGGATTCGGCAGTATTGTTTCTGCCCTTCTATAGGGATCCCACATAGAACCAACCGTGTCTTCTTGATCTATCCAGGGAGGCTTCCCTGCTTTTGCCCGATCTTCCATCACAGGAATTCTCGGTTCGGATGGAATAGTTTCACCAAAGATGGCTCTTGCCTTTACTGCCTCACCCCTTGTGATGTATTGCAAGAAGACAAGATGACCAAGAGGATCAACACCCTTACTTTGAGCTTCTTCTATCCCTTTTTCTATTGTGGGAAGCACCGTAGAAATACTTCTAAACACTGTTCCTCCAGATTGTTCTGCAAGTAGAAGAACCTGAACAATATCTCCCTTCTTTCTTGGATTCCATACTTTCCTATCTACAAGAGGTTGTTCTTTCTTTTTTGTTCTTGCTACTGGAGTCGAACCATCTGATTGAAAGACTTTTACCGAATCTGGTGGGGCATAATCAAAACGAAGTTTTGGATTCTCCCACCCTGAAGGCTGCCCTCTGGTAACAGTTAATGTTGTCACCATGATACCAGGATGATGCCACTCATGAGCAACACCCTCGATATAAAATGTCTCATTGCGCGGAGACAATATGTCTAAAGCCATTCCCGGTCTTGCTTTTGGCATCCCCGGAATTACTATTTGTCCCGCCAAATAGTAAGGCTGGTGTTGATACCAAAGGTCATGAGCCATTATGGTGCGAACAAGAAAATCAAATGCAGCATTTGAATCCATCTTGGCATCACCTGTGAACATAAACTTTGTAGCAAGTTCATTCACACGTAATCCGTGACGTCTTATTGATTCATGAGTAAAGAGTGGGATCAATCCATCCAGCAGCAGTACGTATTTTTCATGCTGCATTGGCATCGCTGATTGACTAATTGTCCAAAAGTTAAATGTGTCGTTATCTGAGGTGCCTAGAGATTCCGAGATAATATCAGATGGTCGTATTTCAACTCTGTCTATATAGCGAGATCCCGAGAACCCCCCATAGGCTGATGTAACCCCTGCCAGTCTTTCTCCTAAATTGGATAATCCCTCTGCACTAAAATCATTCCCCTGCTCTTGTTTCAAAAAAGACGACACGTCTCTAAAAATCTCATCCCCAAGACCATGTATTTGCAACCGAGGAACACTCGCTGGTTGCTCGGGTGATGAAAAGAATATATTGCCATACCGTATATTTCGAGAAGCACCCTTCTTTTTACTAGGTAACTGAAAAACATTATCAACCCAAGAAAAAGGCTTTTCTCTTATAAAAAGCGTCGGAGTGTATGCAGGACCCTGCCCCCACTCGTCTTTTGCGAATTGCAGCGCTGGTAGCCTGGAGCGTGCCAGAGAGACAAACATCTCATTCATTATAGGATTCACATTCGACATCATCATTCGCCATACGGAGCCTGTCAGGTCTGTTGTAGGCGAGTTTTGAACCATCCCATCGACATAGGGATCCTCAACTCTTGAAAAGAAGTCCATCACGGATGACAGAGAATTAGAGGGAACCTCTCCTTTATGCTTCCTCTGTATGCTCTGCAGAATACTCCCTCGTTGCGGACCCGGCTGTCCTAAACGAACATTGTGAATACCTGCCTGCTCTTCCAATTTTAGACCCAGCTCCAAGAAGTCTTGGAGCCTAGCATCCCTATCCCCTCGAGTATCCAAGCCTGTTGGGTAATTGTCGGGCATTACAAACTGACCCGCATATCCTAAATATGTAAGAGCAATAGCTCGAGCCAGTGTCGTCGGAGTTCCAGATAGAGGTACGTGCTTTGTAAGTGTCGACAAACCCGGCATCATCGCACCAAATAATGTCTTAGGCCCCAGCATCTCGTTATAATAAACGCTGCTTCTTTGAAATGCTTTAATAAAACCAGAACACGCAATCTCACAACGAACACTCGTTTCACCAGAATCCTTATCCACCACTACTGTTTTGCGAACAGAGTCAATAAATCCAAACAAAACTCTATCATTATCTTCAGGTGAGTTTGGTTGTCCTACTACACCAAACCCAATAGGTGAATCGTTTCCTGTAGAGAAATAAACAGAAATCCAATCATTTGCGAAGAAAATCTCCCACCATGGCAAAGTTGGCAATAGAGTTATCTGCGCTTTGCCAGAACCAAAACCATCTTCGGTCCCACATTTTACAACTGCAGATCCTACCGTATATCTCCCTGTTCCCAAGTTTCCACGATACCGAGGATGTACAGAATGTGTTGCTATAAAGACATCACAAGTTGAATGATAGTTATGTATCTGAGAAACATAACGTGAAACTGCATTTTGGAGACTGCTTTGGATTGCCATCGTTATTTTTCTGCACCACCCTTTCTCACAACACCCACACCCTTTCCATAAACCTTTACATCGACCTGTTTATTCTTTTTTAGAGTTCTATATATGCTCGTTAATAATCGAAGCATTTTTTCTAAACCTGTAGCACTTCCTTTGTCTATAGGCATACTGCCTATAGTGCCATACTTAGCTACTATCTTATGTGTATTTTGAGTAGTGTAAGGAAGTTGACTATAGGCTTCGGTTACCATTTTCTTCGATTTCTCCAGACCAAAACGTTGAAGCATATCCATTGCCCCTCCTCTTGAAAGTCCTCTGCTTATATCTACTTCTGTTCCGGACTTCTCATTGTACACATTAAGGAACGCTCCCCACCCATTGCTCATACCAGAGAACATATTGCTAGAACCACTATACGCTTTTGCAAAAGCACCAATCCCTTGCAAAAGCTTTGTCACCGATCCAGAAATCGCCTGTATGCCTGTTCGCACAGGCCCTGCAATGGCTCTCATTCCATCTCTAATTAGAGGAACGAGGGTTTTTATATCTTCGAACATTGGTCCCACCATGTGAAGCATCGATTGCTGGATGCTATCAATCGAGAACAATGTATCCAGCTGATTAGAACCAAGATTGGCCATTCGATCAAAACGTTTTGCCAAAATAGCTGGGAATCCTCCAAACTTCTTCATCGCTGCCCACGCTTCCCTTTCTGCCCTGGGTCGGCTCTCTGCTTTTTCTTTCTCCTTTATGTCTTGAATCTTTTGTCTCGCTTCTTCAGGCGAAAGCTTTCCTTGCTTCTGCTGCAGATAAACCTTGCTAAACTCTTCTGCCATATGGATTGAACCCATCCCCATCCCTTTGAATGCAAGCTTACCCGCATCCGACAAACCTCCTTGCTTGTTTGACCCATACTCACTGCGAAGCTGCTCCATGATTGCCATCATGTTGCCACCACCCGCCCCTTGTTCCTGACGCTTCAACACGTCAATGAGACCGGCTCCCTTGCCAAACCCAAAGGCCCTCATCGCAAAGGCTTGTTGGACTCCTGTGGCTCCCTGGATAGCGGAATGCGCCTGAGCCAAAGCCCCACCCGCAAAACGTCCCCTCATTCCTCCCAGTTGTAGTCGCGCCAACTCTTCGGCAAATCCCTTGTAGCCATCTTTACCAGGAGTAATCCGTATCTGCTGTTCAGATAGTTGATTAGCCGCCGCGAGAAACTCTCCGATCCTTGCGCGTTCGAGTCCGGTCTCAACTCCTAAAGCCAAGGATTCAGATATTGTTCGCATCATGGCGTCAGAACCTGCACCCCCTCTCAGGTTCTGGCGAGACATAATGCCTCCACCAAAAGCTAAGGATTCTTGACCCAATCCTCGCATTAGCTTTAGAGCATTTCTTCCTCCTCTTCTCCCTCCAGTAATTCCCTGTCTAGCCGCATTTGCTTGAATCTGCGCAGCTTCCGCAGAGTTATATGCATAGTCCGCTCCGTGAGCATACTTTGCTTTTGGGCCTAAAACCGCGCTTCCTTCCATTCTTGCCCTGGTTTGCTTCTCATAAGATCCTATCGCTTCTCGGAAAGCAGAAACAAGAAATCCTAAAATACTACCCGCACCAAAGACACCCGCTTTTATTGCATTCCGGCTAGTCCATCCACCCGCAGTTTTAGCACCTCGGGCCATCCGACCACCAATGCCAACCTTACCCACACCAGGACCACGACCACCACCACCACCTGATTGATGTCGACGCTTGGATGCAGCATATCTCTCGTCTGCCTTCCTTGCTTTATCAGCACTGTCCATCAATTTGTTAAATTGTTGTTCCGCAGTCCTCGCTTCTTTTCCCAGAGCCTGAACAGTCTGTTGCATACCACGCAGACCCTGCTGCGCCTGTTGGCCTTGACGACGTACATTTTGCTTCATTCCCTTCCTTGAAGGAAACATCACTTGACCAAGAACTCCAGAATTACCACCACTACGATCCATATAGCTCATTGTGGTCTGCACAGTTCTCCTGGCAGAACGTAGAAAATTTTGTCTCGCCATCCTTTCCGACGCTGCGTCTAGCGTCAATATAAGAGGTACTTCAATTCCTTCTTTCGTAGCCATAACAAATCCTCGAATCAATAAAAACTTTAGAGTCTAAAGATTCAATCCGGAAATATGGAAGAAAGACTAACCAGAATGAATTCTTTAGACCCCAAAGATATATTTAAGCATATTCTACTGCATGACCTTGACCGATCATCCAGTAATTAACGTACTTATAGCCTTCACCATCTTCTAGGAAAACATGGATGATATATCTCCCATATTTCCCCGCTTTATCTTTTTCAGACCTGATAATGACTTCCTTGCCTTCGATCAAGTCTTGTAAAGCCTCCTTTGCCAGAAGTCCCTTCTCTCTTTCCTCGCCGCGAAGTTCCCATGCATCAATACCCGCCAAACGCACGGTCTGATCTCGAAGCCAAACACCAAACCCCAATGAAATATCAAGTTTGACCGTATCTCCATCATATACAGATGTACAAAGCGCTCTGTATACATAGAAATCATTTTGATCCGGTGGCGATGTTTCGGCATCTCTTTCCCTCTGTGGAAAAATTGTTTGAGATGCGTTTGGCAACAATCCTGACATTTTGTCTACTCCTATTTCACAGCACCGATTGAATTCATAAACTCATCGAATTGCTCGGGGGGGATATTCCCTATAGCCGCATTATACCTGTCGGAAACTCTATCCACTGGCATGTCTCTGAAGTCCATGTCTTCCTCTAATTTCCCATGAGATCTTTCCAGTTCATAAAGCTCTGCTGCTTCTCCCGTATATCGATCTCGGGCTTTTGGAATATAGATGGCTTCTCCGGTTTCTTCGTATTGTTTTTGAGCTAAGTGTCGAACTCTGGCGTCAAATCTTTTTGTTGACTCATCTTCACCTTCATCCAAGTCTGGCTCTATTCCCATAGCAAACTGACGTTCCCACTTGTCAAAGAGAGGATCTCCCGTAAGCGAAAGTTCGTATCCAAGGTGTCGGAGCCGTACCTTACGAGCCAACTCTTCATCGAACATATAGAGGTCTTCTAAATACTCAACTATCAAATCAGCCTGCTGGCTCATCCCCCATGACGGGTGTGTTATCGGAAGTTGGTATTTCTTCGTCCACCAAATCCTCAAGAGCGTTAGATGGTTCGGCTCTGTGATGTTCCTGATCGCTATGGCTTCCGCCATCTCCATGCTCTGGTTCTCTGGAATTAAGGATGCTTGCGCGAAAGGGGTCTACCAAGGCGGCTTTCTCGTAGATTAAATCTATGAGTTCCATATGGTAGACATTACCTCCTATTATCTGGTTGTTATACCAAGGGGGACATTGCGTGATGGTGTATAAAAGAAAGCACATCCTGTCCGCAAGCTCATCCACACCATCTGGAATTCCCCACCCCGGATTAGTTGGATCGTAGTAATACCCATTCAGCATCGAGCCTTTGCGAGATTGTATGAGCAGTTGAGTGAAGACATTAGGGCGAACCACAGTGAAAGACCCCACATAATGAATTCCTTCTATGGTGACATTAAGCTCAAACTGCCGCTCTAATTGAACCTTTGAAACAATGCTTCGCTTTGAATGGTCCAGGGGATGAGGGTTGGCTGGTGGTAGCCCCGTTTGGGGATGTCCGTAGGGAGACGGTTGCGTGTTTTGGGGCGGATGCCCACCCCATGCACCAGGAGGTTGTTGCCCTTGTGGAGGATATGGTTGTTGCCCTTGTGGAGGATATGGTTGTTGCCCTTGTGGAGGATATGGTTGTTGTTGGTATTGTCCCTGTTGAGGGGGATACCCTCCAGGATACTGTCCGGGTTTTCCACTTTGGCCATGGTTCATTTTGGGATCTCCTGATCGACGAAAGAAAGATCTTCTCTTTCTTCTTAAATTGTGGACTCGTCAATGCAACGAGTTGCAACAAAGGCGACGTTCTCGGTAACAATACCTCGAGCCGCCATATCAAAGTTCTTTGTAGTAGCTTTCACACCAATGAAGTGATAAGCCGTCCTTCCTGTCGCAGATTCTTCGACGGAAGCGGTTAAAGCACCATTTGTCAGAATGTTTGTGTGAATTGGGAAGATGCCGAGGTTTTTCAGAGATTTCGTGAGGACACGAAACACATTGGCGTTGAGCGATGTTCGATATCCCACCTCGACATACTCGAGAACCTCAACAAAGTCTAGAACATCGACAGGCTCCATGTCGACGCTTTCTTCACCAGAAACACCACCCGCATAGGCGACCTTCTGACCATTGATCTTGAAACGACTGCGAACGCCTGCAAATACTTCTGCCATCTTGTTTTCTCCTTGAAGAAAAAAACATATTCATAACAACCCATAAGGACCTACAAAAAAAGGATTGGTATGAATACGTATGTGGAGATGTCGGGGATAGTTTAGAGATGAATGGGGAGTCGCGAGAGACTCATGGAACCCATTCTTTGGGGGGAGGCGCAACCGAGAGGGATTCGTGGGAGATGATGTGCCCTAGAGAAGCAGCCTACTGGGAGGGGTCGTTTGGGTCTGTTGTGCTTTCTTGCTTTTGGAGAAGTTCTTCTCTGTAGATACTGACATCCTTTGGGGCCTTAACCCCAAGCCTCACGGTCTTTCTCGTTATGGCTTTGACTTCGATGACAATATCTCCATTGATAATGATTCTTTCTCCAACCTTCCTTGTCAACGTGAGCATTTGCCTTCCTTGGCACTGGAGGATGTTATCTATCCGAAAACTTGGACTTTGTGTCGCTTGTCGTCGGCAAGGGCTCCAGGATGGATGGTGATGTAGTTGGCGTTGGTCTCCGCGATATTGTTGAGGCGAATCAACGAATTTTCAAAAGTCCAAGTGGGAGTGGCCCCAAGGACGCCTTTGATGCAGAAGTCTTTGATCGCCGCAAGACCCATACCCCAAGCTTTGATATAAATCTCGCTAGTGGTTGTATCTTTTTCGATAAAGACGATAACCAGTTTGGGTTCAAAGCCGCAGTCGATTTCGAGCGTATCGGTGTGTCGGAGATCTTTGGTCACATTCGGAGAAGCGGATGTGTCCAAGACTTTCGTTACATCCGTGTGCGTGTTCACACCTACCACTAGGTCGCAGACGAGTTCGAACTCAATCTTTTGTTCATGTTTTCCCATAATACTCGCGAGGAAGCGAGCATCGACTTCGGGTGTTCCGCCAGGACCATCTCCGTGATCGCGGAGATTTGCGAGAAAACTACTGTGTTCGCCACCATGCGGGACAAGACGTGTGTTTGCCATGAGAGACTCCTTGATATCGTGCAACAATCGCCCGCATCAAAATAACAGGCGGATTTGATCAAAAATGACCAACTCGCGAAGATCATTTCTAGATCTTCAATTATGCATTCAAGCTATGGGAAAAAAAGAATCCCGTCAAGAAATAACGAAATCTTTAGACTCTAAAGTTTTATTTTCCGCACCTGCAATGAAAATAAACTTTAATAAGCAAAGCCCCTATTAAAGTTCTAAGGAGAAAAACTTAATAAGGGCTTTGTGCGAACAGATTCTAATATTTTGTTGGCTATGCGGACAATCTCGGAATCTGGAAATCAAAGTCGATGAGGATGTAGTTAATCCCTGTCTTTGGAAAGACAAGAACCTTGATCCACACAGTATCTCCCGTCTGCTTTACGCTAAGAGCATACCATGCATGAGTCCACTCATTGTTCTCGTCCAAAGAATCGACGATGATTCCGTTTTCGCGATCTTCATCCAAAAGATCGCCCATATACTCACGTATAGACGCGATGCCACCCGGAGCCACGTATCGAACACCTGGGCGCTGATTTCCGGATCCAACACCACCGAATCGATCTTCCATCTTGGTTCGATAGCGGCGTCGGATATAGTTTCGAATTTCAAAAACATTCAAATCCGTCAATGCAAGATTCGCATCTTGGACATGTGTACTGAATCCCCTGACAAACCTCCACCCTTTTCCGTGGGGTTCGCCGTAGAGAAGGCGACCATCCAACGCATCTTTTATATCCAGAGGTTCTTGTGGGTCCCAATCGCCATAACGCTGGACAAGCTCACTGCCTTTGACAAACTTGAGAGTAATGGGTTCACCTAAGTCAGTACCCATCATCGTCCCTGCCGCGGCAGCGGCAAGTGCCCATTCGTCCAAGAGCTTGGTTTCACCACCGCTGTTGCTGCGTCGTAACTGCTGTCCTGTCAAAGCCAAACGCGGTTCATTTGCTTCTCTCACGATGTCCAAAAGACCTTTTGGGAAAACCTTGTTTGCAAAGGTTCCTGCGCGAAGAGGCAATGCCATCCCCATAAACCCAATGCGTTCACCCTTATTGTCCTCACAATCCAGGAGATGAGTCTTGAATAGGTTGTGGAGAGTAAAGATGTCGTCTGTAGCCCAATTCGGCTTATCTTGCGAAGCTGCGAGAACTTCAACTCGAATATCTCTGTTTTTCAAGAGAGTATCCATGCCGTGTTCCCAAGAAATGGGATACCCAGGAAGAGTTGCTACCGATGGTTTTTGAACGATGGATGTTCCAACTTCACCACCCGAGAAACGCCGAAACAAATCTTTATTGTCTTCAGGTTGCGCAGAGCCTATCATCGTGTTCCAGGCTGCAGAAACGGCTGTGGTGCCTGTAGAGCCAGGACCAACTGCCCGATCTGCAGTGAAGTGACCTATTGAGTTTGCGATAAGATCAAGCATAGACTTCAGATTATCGCGAACAGGGAACCCAAGACTGGTGTTTCCCGGCCCTTGTATAAGCTGCGATCCACGAACAAACTCAACAACACTGTCAATAGCGTGTGCTTTTACCAGGGGATCCACTGTAAGAGTGTCTGTGCCTGTGTCGTTACCAGTGACACGAACAGTCTCTTCATTAGCATCACCCGGCTCAATACGAATCAGATATGTTACTCCACCAGCCGTCGTGGGGAAGTCGTCGGAAACTTCCAAAGACAGTGTGGTGTCGCCAGTGACAACGGCTGTATCTATGGCAGAGCGACGATCTTGCCCATAATGGTCGGATAAAATCCCAAAGTCTAAATCTTTGGTGAGATAGCCGGAACTCACACCATGGCCAATCGTCGAGAAAATTCCGGCTATCCCATCAAGTTTCTTCTCCAGATCCCCTAGCGTGGGGTATAAGGTCAAATCTAGCGAAATAATTGTGGTAACACCACCACCATCTCGTTTTTGAATCTTGAGCGATGTGGCCGCGCCATCGGTTCCGCCTATTTCCATATAGACATCAGTAATAGCAAAGACCTTCCACTTCAGTCCGGTGAGGTCTGTTCCCGATGGCAATCCAAGTCCGGGACGCATCAAAGAAATAGTAGTAGCCGTGTTGGTGAGAATTTTAAAGCACTTACCCAGAACCGGGGCTTGGGCGGGAACAAGACTACTTACTTCAGTAACAATGAGCCATCTGTTGGGCATCAGTGCGGCAGGCACTGTGGTCATCCCACTCCCACCATCCAGGGATGTATTGGTGGCCACCCCTGTTGCTGTTCCTTCTACTGCACCATTATCTACAGCCTGTGGTATCACCCAGTTTGCAGGGATATTCCATGTTCCTAGTGGGCCACCACCTGTTGGGTCAAATTTGACATGGAATGGTGTCTTTCTCAATCCACCATAAGGAGTCTTGGCAACCTGAACGCGCTTCGATTTTTTTGTCTGAAGCTCGTAGCTTTGGCTAAGGGGTTGTCGTCCGTGCTCAATCTCGTTGTCATTTCCATCTGTACCCCAAGGAATAGCCGTCAGTTTCGCTTGAGGAGTAAGAATACGAATAGTAGAAGTGCTATCAGGCAGTACATCCCAATCTTGATCATCACGTAATTCCAGCTTCGCTCTACTTGTTGTGAGATCAGTGGAGGCTTGAATAAAACGCTGCTGTCCTTTGCCCGTCCCACCCAAAACCTCGGCAACAAGATTATTTAGCTCTCCCGTCGCGAAACTGAATGTGGGAGTACTGATGTTTACAAATGCTGGTGTAATCGGATCAGTTGTATCATCACGCTTTGCCGCATAAGCAGCGGATACTTGCACTGTCGGAAAAGTGAGAGCCTTTACTTGCGATTGCTCAGGATCTCGAACAACCCAGTATTCTGCCTGCGTTGTTCTGTTCGGTTTGTAGATGTAAACAACATCAGCACCGCCTTCTACTCTTGTATCCTTTGAAGGATCCATGAGAATCTTGACAAGATTCGATGCATCTGATTGACCAAACACGGAATGCGCCGTCTTTGACTCAACAAAGACATGCGTTACACCCGGTTGCCCCCCAGGAGCTTCTGCTATTCCTCCCGCCACTCGGGTTTCATCAACCCCCGGCTGCACCATACCAGATAAATCAACGTAGACTTCCGCGCCGGGATGTCGAATAACTTTGTTATGAAACAGAACTCGATCTGACATTGCATTTCCCTATCTTATAGAACTTCTTCGCGAAAGCTGAGGGCACTCTTATAGTTGATGTGAGACTACACAAAAGCCACTTCGCTTTCAATTTATCAGATTCTTGTGCATAAAAGTAATTTACATAAAAAAATACACTCCCCCATAGAGACTTTCCTTCTCTCCCAATTTATTTGCAGCGTTTTGGGGGTTGTCGAAAAATCTTTAGACTCTAAAGATTTTCTTTGAGAAAAAAGCAACTCTCTTTAGAGAAATGTACAAAATCGATCTTATCAAAATACAGAGATAATGCTACTTCACAGTTGTATCTGGATCGATAGGGGCAGGCGCCTGGGCTTCTGCAGTAAAGTTTAGATCGTGGATTTCAATCGTCCCATCTGGTCTTCTCGTCGCCAAATCCATATCAAAAATAAATTTAGCAATTGTTGCCTCTACTTCTACATCAACATCAAAGTGGAGGAAATTTAAGACCATTTTTTGTTCATACGCCGTTATGTTCCCTGTTGGCATTGTCACCATTCTTGGCTTTACACCAGAAGAAGACAAGTGAAGGTCTTGTACAGAGTTTCGCTCCAAAAGATTTCGAAATCTGCGAAAGATACTTTTTAGAACAGAGTGGTAGATGAGAGTTTTTTCATAGTTTCCTGTAATGAATGATATCGTAATCGTGTGAGTGTCTCCCACCGCACGACCCAAAAGCCTTTGCTTGTCGATATCCCAAATGGGTTGCGGGTCTTCAAAGGAAACAAACTGCTCATCACCCATAGATCCCGACTCGCGCTGCTGCCACAAGTTCTTTTCTCGCGGAGCAAATTGACGAACCTTGTCTCCGGCCTCTCCCATACCTTTTGTGTTTGGTCCTGGATTCCCCTCACTTACATATGTGACTCCATAGAAATCATAAAAAGCATCGTCATAATCATCGTTCCCAGGCGAAGGGTAGGGCATACGTCGATTGTCTGTCGCAATATCATTGAGAGGGGATGCTTCCGAAGACTCATCCTCACCATCCACTTCAACAACAATAAAAGGTAGACTCGGAGCTTTCTGAGGCCACCCCATTACAACGCTAATGTTTTCATCCCCTTCTATCATACGTTTGTATCTTTCCTGACGTTCAGGAGGAAGTTGTCGAAGCTTATTATTGAGCATGACCGTTAGATTTTGCGCATAATACATCCACGCATATTCAACAAATTGCAAAATTGTAAACTGGGGCATACTCATAGTTTTTCACCACCAATCTCAGGAATGTTCCCAGAACCAAAGTTTCCACTTTTGGTATAGGCGTATCTGCGAAGAGTCAAAAGAACAGCCTCTTTTGCTTGTTCCTCAGCCTCGCGTCGAATGTTATCATCTATTTGGTCTTCGTTGTCGAAGGAATCATCGACAAATGTACCCAAACCCGTTAGATCGGAGATCTGCTGTTCTTGGGAATCAGGACCAGAAGTTAAACCCGTCAAGTTGTTCAAAATGCCTTCTGAAGGGTCTAAAAAGAAATTATCAACATCAAATGTTTCATTTGCCTGGACGAGGTCCTCTTGCTCTTCTCGTTCCTCTATTTCACTTATTTCACTTAAGGCTTCAGGTAGATTATCAAGAAATAAATTCCATTTCTCCAAAGCCGTGCGAAGAGCACGAGAGAGCATATTATTTCGATTTACAACATTGCTCATCTTCTTATCTACTCGGCTCTACAGAAGGAAGCGTCATAAAAGCATCCTTGTTGCTATGGTTGCCTCTTGTCGCATTGCTTACACGATCTTGCCAAGGTGGACGAATTTGTTTTTTCTTGGGATTTACTTGCAAGGCTATCTTTCTCATTAGCGCAGATGGTCCGATTAATTTCATTCCATCAAAATTTTGTGTTGGTGTCGCCCAACATATGTATTCGGGGTACGCCTTGTATTTAATTGTGTATTTTTTACCCACTGCTGGACCCGCAACCCATTCAATATATCGTCCCTTTAGCACATAGCAGGCAGGCTCATAATAAACTCCGTCCTCATCCTCTACCCAAATAGCCTTTTCTTCCCCCGCCTCCCACTCTAAAACATCTGAATTGTCGGGTGTATCGTCGTATCGAATAGAGTAAGTAGACTTTTTCCCCCGAACCAAAACCATAGGCTGAACAGGAACTGGTATTCTTATTGTAATACGATCAAAATCACTAATGTCTCTTGGGTGCGTTCCCATGGATAAGAACATGTCACCCTGTTGAACCCATCCAATATCTTGCAGGTCTTTTCTAAAGGAAACATTTGATATAATTCCTCGTAATTCAGCGGCCCCTCTCCAAAGATATCCAAAACCACTGCATCTATCGCATGTTGGATCTGAATGTCCTACCGCACCTTCTTTTGGACTCAACATCATACATGGACACGGCACTCCGATCTCATGAACAAAAGGTGTGCTTCTAGCACCATGAAATCCCTCCATTCCCTCGAAATCAAAATCAGTAGCAAATCCACCTGTATCCATCACATGTGTCATTATGAAGTTTCCTCAAAACAATATAGATAAAGCTAAATGCTCTTTATCTGTAGACTGTTCTGATTCTGTCTTTGTTTCATCATATTTGTAAACTTATAAAGATCTTGAGAATCCCAAGCAAAATCCATAGAAAGCATATTTTCAACCATATACTGAAGAGCATATGTCAATGTCAGTGCTAAAAATGGAGCAGAATTATTTAAGAACGCACTCTCACTGCCAACATCTTCTAACTTGTCGGGTATGTAGGGATTATCAATAGATTTAAAAGTAAAAATGCCTTGATCCAACATATCCTCTCTACCCAAATCGGGCACTACCTCTTTCAATAAAAAACTGTGAAGATATTCAATCATTTTCATATTGAGTCTGTCGCCCATTGACTCATGGGCAATTCGATAAATACCCCCATTTAAACAATATTTGTAAAATGTTGGCCCCACGACTGTCATCCAAAACGATCCTGCCAACCATGGCTCATAACCCTCATCACTCCCTGGCTTTCTACCCAGTATCTCCACTCCCGCAAACCATGCTGCACTGTAGCTGCTTGGGGGTGTCATTGTGCTAAATGGCATATAAGCCCAAGTGTACTGAGCTAAATAAGCGGATCCTAAAGATACCTCTGCTGGTGTGATTTGAAGTGATTGTATTTTCTCGCTTGCCCAAATTGAGATCTGCTCTCCTGCTATCCCAAGCTCTTTTGTATCTCGTTCTAGTGTCTCCAAAAATGCCAATGTCAGTATTTTTAAAGCACTCTTATGATTCTTTTTTTCAATATTTCCCATTTTTGGGATATGCAATAATAAGTTTTCTTGAATTATTTGGCGGAACCTTTCACTACCCAAATCCTCTGAGAAAGAAGAAGTAATCATACTCGATATCAAAGAAGGGTTTTGCACTAATAGATCTACGGGTTTCTCATCTTCTCCTTCATCTAATATTGATGAAGCAAATGGTGTACCTCTTCCAATACTCTCGGCACTTAGTCGGCTCGATTCGTACTCTGAAAACAACCGAAGAGCATCGTCTTCATCATATTGACTACCTAACGCCGACAACTCAGACCCATCCATCCCTGTATCACCCAGAGCCATTTGGCTACTGTCATCGTCTTCTTGTGGCCTTATCTGTAATGCTCCCTCTTCTTGTCCACCTGATTCATTATCCACCGGCACCCATTCGCCCGGAGCCACTTTCTTGAAATCCCCATCAGTCCAATGATGGACTTCTCCTATTGCAGCCTCGTCTTTTCCAAACGATCCTCCTACCGGAGAGAAGGGATTGCCTTGTCCTGTTGTAGAACTACTTCCACTTTCCTGTGATGTTTGAATGGTCGAATTTTGTTCCGGTTGCGGTGGTAGCATGGATGTCTCACTATATTTTTTTCAAAACAATGCCGAGAAACAAACCCATAATACCTACTGTTTTTTTCAATTAGCAAGCAATTTAGATTTCTTTCACACAAAGAGATTTGGACGCACCAGGAAAAGCAAGGGGAAGCTCAAACTTCTGTGTCGCAAAATATCTTTCCCAAAGAAACTGAAAAACTTTCTCTTCAAACGAAGAAAGTGTCACTAACTTTGGAAGAACCCCCTCGGGGCTTATTTCTATAATCGGCTTATTGTCATGCCTGTTGATTATCAACTTCGTTGTCTTTAATTTCTCGTCGCGAAATAATGCTTGGATCAATAAGTTTGCAAATGTCCCCGGATGTATATCCGTATTCATCTTCCAATACGGTGCCTTCTCTCGAGGGTGAATTCGAAAGTAAACTTCTCCCTTGAAAACAAAGTCAACACACCCCACCTCCTCCATAACCTCCTCAGTGCTTTCTAAGGATGACCAAATATCCGAAGGTTTACTAGGTAATATATAGAGGTCCCGTGACTTTCGTTTAATCATATTTTTTTCACATTTGATTTGGATCGTTTGGATCTGGCACACCACCCAAAGGAGGAATTTTGTTTCTATCCGGATTAGTCTGCATATAAAGCGGAACTGGCTTGGCTTGACCATACCCTGGAATTTCATTCTCACCCGCAGTCATATACGCCATTTGCTCCTCACTGGGATCGGGCAACATCTGCCCCTCTTCTTCCAATAAGGTTCTCGCCTGAATCCAAGCAGGGTTCAAAATCACATTGCCATCCGGACGAGGAGGAAGACCCTCAGATGCACGACCTTCATTAAGTGTCATAAACGCGCTCATCTTCATATTAAGAAGCTCCACGCGCTCTCTCTCAGACAACTCATCCAAACCAACAAAATCGAAATACAACCTCGAATCCAATGGGTCCACTATGTACTTCGTGATTTGTTTCGATATAAAACGAAGCAGAGGCCGAAGCCCTTTGTCTCGAGAGTGCTTTATTTTCCACTCGTGCTTACTCTCAAACACAGGTGCCCCACCACTCCCACCACCACTTGTTAAATCAAAACCAACCTCAGATGGATCAATCAAGTAAGACGCGCAAACCTGACGAATCAAATACTCCAGCCAGGACTGGAATTCCATCTCCCGATTCGTATGCTGCAGGTCGATGTATTCCATCTGTTCCGCCTGCAATATAGGGGTTCTGAACGAGTTTGAAATGACAATCCCGTTCGCGGCAAAAGCGTGTAGATCTGTGTTGATAGAAACATCAAACATGTCAACGAAATCAGTTGTTATCTCAATTTCTGAGATAGGAGAGAAGTGATACTCAAGAAGCCAGTTGGGTGGAGTAATATTTACTTTCTCAAGAAATCGAAGAATGCGGGGGAGACTACACCCATCATCGCCTCGAATTATCGCATTAAGGTCCAACCTTTCTCGCAGGGTTAGTAATTCGTAATTAGCCTCTTTGTTCTTTTTTTGTATTTTTCTGGCGAAGAAATAAGTTGTTCGCGGAGAAACCCGGCTATGTTTATTCGCCTCGTTGGGGTTTACTAAATCATCGGGCTGCTTGTGGTCTTGAAGGAATCCAATGTTTTCATAAAAGTAGTCTTTGTCTTTTATGCGAAGAAGCGACTCTTTCTCTTCGTAATACCGAAGAGGGCCATCTATGACAATTTTTTGTTTTCCTTCCGACAGATTTGTTCGGATTCCAACTGAACTAAGAAGCCACTTCACTTCCTGACGCAAACTATCATTTGTGATCGTGATTGCGACAAAACGTCCATCTCCTATGTGACCATCGGCAGAGAAGAGTCCTCGGAGAAAAGCAAATTTCAATTCATTGGGAAGGGTATACACAAACGGAGGGACGTTTTTCCCTTCAGAGGAAAACTGGAATCCGACTTCTTTTAACCATCTGGCAAAATTGACGTTATTTAAAACAATTTGAAGTCGCTCAGACGCAACACTCTTGAAACCATATCGTTCTTTGATCTTTTCCTGTTCTTCGGGAGTAATGTGGATATCTTTCAAACGTGCTGCAGGATCAAAGTCTTTGAGTATGGAAAGATGTCGTTCTCGTATCTCTCTTTCTTTTTCATGGTGATAGAAACAAAGCATTCCTTTATCACTAAAGTACCCATCACCAACAGCCCATCCTAGGACTTCCATGAGATCGGGTGTGACTTGTTTTCCGTTGCAGTGTGGAATATTGTCCGGGTTTTGTGGGGATTGTTTGTTTACAAGAACATAATCCCCTTCTTGAAGATCTTCGAGTCGTTTCCAAACAGGAAGACCATCTCCACCACCTAAAACTCTAAACTTATGATCTGGTGATGATTTGATCTCCAATCCACACGCCAGTTTTAGACGACAAAGTTGTTTTTGCTCCTTTGTGCGATAGACCAGACCAGAAGCCCATTCTTTTCCTGTCCAGATTGTCGCTTCTTTTTCTTCCGTGCCTTCAATATAGTTTTCAAGAGAAACCATCCCTTCTTCTCTTGTCCAGATTGTCGTATCTCCATGAAGACAGTTTTCCACACCTGCGATCATGGCATACCAAGCTCTTCTAAAGCTTTCCATTTGGGCCTCGGAAATCTCGTCGCCCTTAATGTTGATCAATCCCTTCGGCGCGGAGTTGGAGAGAATCACTCCACCACAGGACCACTGGTGCGAGGAATCCTTGATTCTCACATCGTACATTGGGCGCATCTCTTCCATGTCTTCGATAGAAGAAACACGAATCCATTGGTAGGAGAGTTCCTCCAGGAAATCCCAACAATCCAGTTTCTGACAGATTTCAATTATTTCATCTCTAGAACATAACTCTTGGCTAGAATCATCCGCAAAATTGGCAAGTTTTAGCAAAAGTGTTCTTTCCTCGAAGAATAAAGAACTTATATCGCAATGCTCCTCTAAATGCTTTGCCATTCTTTTTAATAGAGGCTTGGGTATATTTTTGTTTCTTATGTAGATCAGAGATTCGGGCAATTCTATGGGGGCTACTTCTAAGCTACGAGCAACAAAATCACCTTCTTGTATCTCCGCGATTGGCCTCATGAGTATCTCGCCGCTATCCGTCAGTGCGAGGAACTTATGGTCGGGTGATGTGTGTATCTCAAATCCATCATCAAGTGTTGTTCGAATGGTTTCTTTTTGCCCCGTAGAGACAACATCAAAAGGAACCCACCTCGATCCATTCCAAACATTTCCGATGGGTGAAAATTCGACATCTGGATTTACTGGGAGATCTTTGATGTAGAAAACACCTTCGTCAGTAAAAACTCTTGTGTCCTCTCCCACACAACCCTGCTTAAAGAAAGCTCGATTATAAATCTCGCCCCAAAGCATCCCCAGGACAGCGTTGAGGGCTTTCTCTAGTTCACTGGTTCCGTATCCATTGTTCCAGATATTGGTTTCAGGGTTTCTCACACAGAATGCAAGATCATTGTATGAAAAGATATTTTCGATGCGGCCATGAAGGAGTTGTATAGAAAAGACCTGATCAGATGTCATGCCTCCAAACTCTTCTCCATATACTTTTTTCCATCTCTCCTGGAAGCCATCTGTAAATTGTTCACGCTGCAGTCTGTTGGGACCGCTTCCTCGGAAACCTTCAAATGTGGCTGCGAGTCTAATTGTTGCGGCATCTACTGCTCTGAACTCATAGGGGCGACCATATGTGTCTGGAGTGATTTCGGCGCATGCCTGATCTAGCGTAAGTGAGTCTGTGGTGAATTTTCTAAGAAAAGTCTCAAAGTCATCTCGTGGGTAGGGAGAGTATGGGTTGGGTCCAAATCCACACGCCATAATCATTTGCTCGAGTCTTCGAATCTGTTCCTTTTCTTCATCAGATGGTTGATGTCCATCGTCCTTGAATCGGATTTGAAATCCGACCTGCTTGTTTTCTCTATAGGGTTGGGCGAAGGCTGCGACTTGGTTGACTCGTGTCGTGATAATGGAAGCGATGATAGGCACCTGCTTCACAATGGCGCGTAGGGCGTCAAAGGACACCGAGAAGCGACGTTCTCTATATCCGGCAGAGTACATGAGTGTCAGAGGGTCGAAGAATCGCGTGCGTGGCCCTCTCGCAGGAACCATTCCACTGGGAAGAGACTTGTATGCGTCCGGGCCTTGTCTATACATACTGGGAGACATTTGGGTTGATGGAGTGATAATACTGCTTTGTTGTTCTGCGGCATTGTGAGTAGCCAGAACATTCCCTGTTCCTACAGGGACTCCATTATTTTTTACCTCACTCCCTTTTGCTCCATGCACTCCACCATGATAATGATCTTGAAAAAAAGCATTCGGTGAAGAAGATACAGTTTGCTCCTGCATCATCAACATCGAATCTTCTTGACCCATAGCTCTGTTTTTCAACCAACTATTTATACTCATTATATAAAAACTCGCCTATAGGTTATGTAGAAGATAAACCATCTTTGAAAATCTTTAGACTCTAAAGATTTTGTACAAACTTTATTGTTTTTTTAGCAGTGTTGTAAAGAATAAGTTTTGGGAAGAGAGAATTATTGGGCAGGATAAATGGGAGGATTTGTTTCGGATGGAAGCGGTTGACTGTCATCGCTTGGGGTGGGAGAGGCGTTGGCAACACCCGTTGCTTCTCTTGAAAAATCAAACTCTCTTTCAACCGCGGCTTCTTGCGGCGAAAGCCTGCGTTCCCCTCCGTCTCCCTGTCCCATGCCCTTGTCCATTTTGAATACGAGAGGAGGAAATTCGTTCTCTCCGTCTTTTTCTTTCTCTTCTTGTAACTGCGACTTGTGTACGATTGTGAGGGGTTGCATGGACAAATCCTTGTCTTCTTCGGGTTCTTCTAAAAGTTCCTCTGCCGTGTTTGATTTTAGCAGATCCGAATCAGGAAATCCTTTTGCTTGCCAAAGCCTTTGGTTAATGACGTCCCAATTTATTATTTGAAAAAAATCCTCCACATATGCTTCTTTGTCGGGTCCATACTCAGCGAGGTAGGCGTGCTCCCATAGATCTATTCCTATGAGAGGGATATCACCAGGAATACTTGGGTTGTCTGGACCCACATCATACATAATTTGTGGATTGCCATGATTTCTCAAGGTATACATCGCCAACCTATCCGTGGCCCCACGGTATACCAACCACAACCATCCCGATCCCACTAAACGATTCGCTTCTCGTTTAGCACTAGCAATCATTTCCTCCATGCTACCAAATAAATCTTTTATCGCATTTCTTAAAAGATCGGAGATAGATGCTCTAGATGTGTTTTTCTCCTCTTCTTCTTCAGTTCTCTCTTGAGGTTGTATAGAAGCCCAAAGGAATGAATGATTAATATCTCCACCCAAATAGTGAATGAGTTTATCTACCAATCCCGGTGGCATCTGAGAAAGAGATATCATAATAGACAGAGGAGAAAGCCCCTCCCATGCAGTTCCTTTGAGAGTTTCCTCAAACATCTCTACATATTTTCTATGAAGTACTTCATAGTGATGTCGTAGACTGCTCTCCTTAAACACAGGACCAAATGCATCATAGGCATAAGGAAAGGCAGGCATAGAGATTTCAGAATTATCCGATGACTTCCGAAGCAATTGGAAAGATTTCCCCATCTCTTCTTCTTCCATCATTTGCTCTTGCATCATCTCTTCTTCAGGATCAACACCAATACCGTGCGATGCCGCCACATCGTCTTCTAGTTGAGCGAGCCTTTGCTGCTTTGCTCCCTCAATAATAGCCTCGTGGGCTTCGTATTCCTCGTCTTGTCTTTGCCGAAAAGTATAGGCAACTTCTGCTATGTCATCTTGCGGCCACCCATCCATCTTCATCTGACGCAAAATCTCTACATGCTCTGGCCAAAGGCGATGGAAAATTCCACCCAAAGCTTCAAGCTTCTCTGTTAGAGGATGTATTCGATATCTTGGAGCATCCCAAAGGTGCGCCTCAATAGGATGAATCCCCCATCCTGGTGGTGGTTCTCCTCCGAGAGCATTCACTAAACCTTCTTGCTGCTCTTCGTTTCCACCATTGGGTTTCATTGGACACATCCTCTAACAAAAAATAGAAATTTATTTCTCTTTCGAGAAGTAATTACTTGCTATCAACAGACTCCGGAACAGGAACCTCTGGCAATACAGGCACTGCCACCAGATCTAAAGCCTCCACAATGACCGAATCCGAAGCGCTACCATCTTCGGAAACCACCCGAATTTCTTGACTTATAGGAATTGTTTCGACCATTGGGTTATCAAACCCAGCGCCGAAGTCTTCTTCTGTGATGGGGCTCTGATTCGCAGTTCCATTCTCAACGACCGAAACCGCTCCATCATCTCCAACCTCAATCCTCCCCACCGGCTGTGTCTTCCCAAATGAATAAACAAGATTATCTTCGCCTTGCTTCTCAGGAAGAGCAAAGTCTCCCAAACGAGCCCTTTGTCTGCGTATTTCTCTGTTTTGTCTTCGCATCTGACGGGCTATCCGAGAATCCACTGGAGGACTATCTGGAGCCGCGTTCGGATCTATATTGGGAGCGTTCTCTTTTTTCTTCTGTTCCTCTTCAAAACTCTCCAGACGTGGCGGTCTAATCGCCATCGATCTTGGAACACTCATCGTCATGCTGTCACGCTCAGATCGTCGCATTTCTATAATCTCCTTCGATAGTTCTAATGAAATCTTTAGAGTCTAAAGATTTTTCCTTTGCTTCTGTGTAAGTGTAAACGGTATTGCAAAAAAAGAAACATATTTCTTTGCAATAAAATATCTATACCACACTCAAAGAAATACCATAGTAGTGTCGTTTCAACTGGTGCTCCAATAATTCAAGTCTTTCTTTATAGTCTTTAATCGTCGCAGAATACACACCATAACTAGCCGAAGATGTAAATGTAACTGACTGCGAGACACCACCCTTTGAAAAAGATTGACCCGCAATACCACCACGAAAAGCTTGACCTAAAACAGGCAGCGCCTTTACAGCCGCTCTCATTCCAATGCAATCCAAGATGGGTGTCGGTGTTTCCCTGCTTTCTATTCCAGCCCAGTATCGAAGTCTCCAGAAAGAAGGAATCTCAACAGATCCTCGCAACGACCCTATATGAATGAGACCAAGATAAGAGAACGCGGTGCTGTGATTAAAGGGCATAATCTGCAAAAAATTGTGTGCATCAAAGTGAACCCAAGACAAGTTTATATCAATAACCCGTGTCCCCCCCACAGCGCCTATAAGATAGTCGAACTTGATAGGGTGACAATAGGGCAAGCGAAGGCGCAACCAGTGCGCCCCAGACGCGGGGAAATAAGATATAGGCTTGGACTTCAAGTCATAGTCGAAGTTCTGGGGTATTGCTGGAAGAGGTTGGGAGCCACTTGTGGTACTGGATTGTAATGTTGTCAGATCATCATCCGTAACAACCAAAGAAGGTTCAATGGGTGTCTTGAGAAGTTCCTTCTCCATCCAGTCACACTCTGCATCAATCCACTCTCGCAAAGTCTTTCTCTGGAACTTCTTTTTGTCAATAATGAGATTCTCTGTGGCGTCTACTGCAGGCACAAGCCTTGGATTCACTCGAACAGTAATAAAGCTCTGCTGGTCTTGTGCTAATAGAACGTACTCCTTATTAAGTCCTCCCGGTAAGCTTGTATCAATTGGGATAGTTGTCCCACCCCAAGATAATGAAGGCATGGGAGGAGTTTGACCATCATAAACGAGATTTAAACGATGCATCCCCATTGGATGATTTTTCGAAACCTCACTAACCACCACACCTGCAATTGCCGAAGGCTGCGTTCGACACATTCTATCATCATTGCTCTGTCTAGTCGCTCCCTCCAACCACCTCCTCTCAAAGGCTTCCGTTGTCATTAAACAAACGCGAAAAGTTTCGGAACCCTTCTCTAAGACAGACGTATCGTGCGTTACCTTTATAAAATAACTCCCCCTCCGCAGCATCGGAAACGGCTTTGTCGCAGAATAGACAATCTCCCGAATGTCCCACGTCAGTTGTTGTCCACCATTAGGCACCTGACCCGCAAAAGTAAATGTTTTTCGGGACTGCACAATCTCCTCTAAATCTCCTCGACGCTTCTTCCAAAGAGATACCGTTATAGCTTCCCCAACATTTGTTGCGTCATTTGGAGTAGGTATAATATTGACTGTCAGTGTCTCGCGACCATCTTCATTTCGACAGAACTCATGCACTCCATCAAAAGGCAAGGTCGAACCTGTGTCTATCGGGGGTGGTTCTATATATACTTGCAGATCTGTAAGGGCCATTATCCTGCCACCTCTTTGAGGAAATCTTTAGACTCTAAAGATTCTGTTTTTACAGATGACAGAATAACGGCTTATTCTCTTTGTGCAAAACTATTTATTTATGTATCGGAACAAAACAAAGAGGACCAGTAGACTTTTCTATTGAAACATTTTCTTGCTCAAAAGAAACACCAATGGATTTTAGAAATCCATCCATTCCACCATCTCCCCAACCGTTCGACTCTTCTCCGGAGTTTGAAATAAAATCTACCACTTCTTGTTCTGGTCCAGGATCTGATATCCCATGGTCATCAGGACTCCCCGGCTGATAATACTCGTCTCCTCGAGTAAACTGCCAAACACCCACACCTTCTTCCGGCGTCTCTTGCTGCATAGGCGATGGTTGCGGAGGCTCTGGCTCTGCAGGGGCTGGTCCTTCTATAAAGACAGGCTGGCCTCCCATTTGTCGATAATGACCAATATCACCCTGCTCACCAACCTCTTGGCCTCCAGGCATAGGATCTCCCATAGCCTTCTCCATCGGTGTTATCACGAGAGGACCTTTAGCGCCCAATACAGAATCTGGATCTTTATCATCATTATCTATGGAAACACTTTTGTTAGAAAGATCATCTTCTTCAATGTTTTCTTCATTGCCAGATACATTCACACCATACTCTGCCAAATCATCCACCATGTCCCCGCCTAGCCAGTTTGCAAAATCGGGCATTTCTGCTTGAGAGTCGGAAACTTCTGCTTGAGAGTCGGAAATTTCTTTGATTCTCTGAGTTTCTTGTTTGCGTGACTCCTCGAGACTGGCCGCTTGGTCTGGGGGCAACATATTGTGTTCAATTTGAGCATCCTGAATCAGCTTGCCCAATTTTTGCCGTTTTTCTTCTGGATCGTCGATCTTTCCAAGAATTGTGTGCCATGCAAATGGCATAGTATCAGGCTCTCGAAGAAGATCTTCTGCCTTCCAACTTCCTTTTCCTAGATGTCTTAGTACTTTCTTTACACCATGCCTTGCCTTGGTTTGTGATAGTTCTTTTTGTGTTTCCTCTTCCTCCTTTTTCTCCCGTTCGACTCTTTCTCCATCTGCTATTGCAGTTTCTGTGTACTCTTCATCCCCAGTTCGATCAGTCAAGCCTAAGACTTTCTCAACTATGCCTTGTTTCTTTTTTTGTTTCTTTTCTTTTTCGACTCTTTCTCCATCTGCTATTGCAGTTTCTGTGTACTCTTCATCCCCAGTTCGATCAGTCAAGCCTAAGACTCTCTCAACTATGCCTTGTTTCTTTTTTTGTTTCTTTTTTTGTTTCTTTTCTTTTTCGACTCTTTCTCCATCTGCTATTGCAGTTTCTGTGTACTCTTCATCCCCAGTTCGATCAGTCAAGCCTAAGGCTCTCTCACCCCAGCTCTGCTTCTTCTTCTTTTGAGTCGGAGCAACTTCTTCTTCTGCGGAAACATCTTCGTTTCTCATTCCTGTATCCTCTGCTTGTTCTTCGGGCAACTCTGGAAGATCTGGCAACTCTTCACCAGTAAATAATTCCGGGAAACGTTGTTGTAGTTCGCTCTGATAATGAGAAGCTGCCTTGTATTGTGGATCTATATCACGTCCAAACTGTTGTGCCTGTCGCACAAAATCTTGCGCAATTCCTTTTGGATGCCAATTACCCATATCGTAATTATCATCCAAATATTCTTGCAGACGATGTCCCGAAGAACCTTCCTTATGCAAACCCTTTAGACGAGACTCTAGATTTCGAACCATTGTTCCGTATGCAGATCTGTATGCGTCTTTTCCTAATGTCCTTTGTAATCTTTTACCATGATCCCTAAAAATCGATTTATTCTTATCTAAAAGATCAAACGCCTCACTATGAGTTCCTTGAGCAGCCTCGAAGATTTCTGGATTCTCTCCCATTCCTGCCAATGCATTTTGTATTGGATGAGAATGGTCGTTTACAACGCGGAAAGATGGTGGCGTTTTTTCTTTGGGAGCCTCTCCCGCGTTCTCATCAAAAAGATTAGAATCCGGAGTCTGGTTAGAGTCGGGAGTCTGATTCTCTTGATTCAGTTTTTCTCCTGTTCTTTGGCTTCGATAAGATCTGTTCCCAGTTATTAACTCAGATGCATCCGATATAAAGGCGGTTGCATCATCAAATAAACCACCTTCTCCCGAAGCCTTTGCTTCTTTCATCCTTTTACGAGACTCTCTTCTTGAAGATTCTTTCAAGAGCTTTCGTATATTTGATGGGTAGTCACCGTGTAGAGCATCTTCACCAAATGCACTTATCAATGGACCAAAAAGCGACCTACCCAAACGCACAACTTCTTCCTCTTGATCTGGACCTATATCTTGTCCCAATAGATGGGACAGGGCTTCTGCGTGCTCTTGGTTGTAAGCTTGATCAAAAGCTTTCATTGTAGAACCATGAAAAAGTCTATCAGACAATCTACGTAGCCATGGTGAGTCTTCTGATTGCTCTCTAAACTCGTCCATATACCCTTTTAGCTTTTGGCTATGTCGGAGGAACTTTCTGGCTCTATTAAGCGTTGCACTATTGTTTTTCTTTTTCTTTGCTTGTTTTGCCTGGGGTTGAATTTGAAGGGCACCCTTCGTTCCCGGAGCATTGCTTTCTGTGCTTTCTATGGGTTGGCTCGGAGAAGCATCATCTTCTTGATAGTCTTCTTCTTGATAATCATCTTCTTGTTGATCATCTTCTTGATAATCATCTTCTTGTTGATCATCTTCTTGTTGATCATCTTCTTGATAATCTTCTTCTTGATAATCATCTTCTTGTTGATCATCTTCTTGATAATCATCTTCTTGTTGATCATCTTCTTGTTGATCATCTTCTTGATAATCTTCTTCTTGATAATCTTCTTCTTGATAATCTTCTGTATCTATATCCGAAGACTCTGCTCTAGGCTCACTCTTCGCAGAGTCAACTTGAACACCTTCATCAGTATCCTCGCTCTGGGTTTCCTGCGTGTCTTTATCAAACTCCGCAGTCCCCTCTCTCTCCTCTCTCGAAGATAAGAACTCGTCATCTCTCTCTCGTCGAGAACGACTTTGTTTACGATATTCACTCAAACGAGAGCGATTTTGCTCTAGATGGGCATCTAGAGCAAAATCGTCATCGCCCCCTACTCCAGGACCTTCTCCTAGTTGTTTGAATATTTCTTCTAGTTGAGAACGGTGCTCTTCATCACCAACGCCAGAGAGATGATCAAAGATTCGATCTTCTGTTTGTCTAAAGGCCGGATCATGCTCGGCTCGTAAATTTTCTAATCGTGAGAGGTGATGCTTGAACTTTTCTCCTCTGCTCATGTATCGAGTTTCTTCAGGCTCGCTACCTAAGTCTGCACTTCCCCCTAAACTCTCTCCAGTTAAGACAGAGAATATCGGGCTCTGCATATAGTTTTGTAGAATTTGACCGTGCTTTTCCAATTCCTCTCTAAGAGAAGCCGGTGCTGTGTTCGGAAGAAGCTGCTGCAATAGGTGTGTCGTATGTTCCTTTTCGCGAATATTCTTCACATGCTCGATAGCACTATCTACCAAGTGTTGTTCATTTGCCGCCGACAATTCTTGCATAACAGGATGATCGTCCGAGAGCCCTGGTGTGGACGCTTCATGCGAGAGCCCTGGTGTGGGCGCTTCATGTTTTTTAATATCCTCTATAGTTTGGGACAGATCCTTGAAAGCAAACTCTTGTTTTCCTGTGTCTTTGTTGTCCTCTTTTTGATCTAACTGGTCCTTAGCAGATGATTCTTCACCTACTTCATTTTGTTGAGCATTATGTCCACGTTTATATGTTTCGGGATTTCTTCTTAATGTGCTTTTGAATTTACGAAGCTTTGTTCGAAGTTGCCCCATATCCGAATGATATTTCTCTAGTTCTTCGGGGCTAGGAGCTTCTTCTGATTCAGACCATTCGTTCGCACGATCCTCTAAATCAGAAAGACCATCTCTTATATCTCTTGGAAAATGATCTGTTGCAATAGGACTTCCATCCGAATGACGTAACCCTTCCTTTAGAAACTTAAATTTCTCCAGGTTCATATCCCTTTGAATAGACCTATCTTCATCATTACCTATATGTCGTTCTGGTGAATCTATCTCAACATCTTCATATGACTTTGTTTCTGCTCCCTTTCTTCTAGGAACTCTTGAAGCTTTTCCTCTAAGTTTAGATTCATTTCCATTATTGTCGCTTGCTTCATTGCCTATCAGTTTTTCGTCTTCAAAAACATCTTCTTCAATAGCACCTTCGGAGGTATCTTCATCAAATCCTTCAGTATCCTCTTCTCCCGAATCTAGACCCAAGGCATCTTTTATAGCAAATTTGGTGTCTTGCCATTGCTTCCATCTTGACTCCTTAGCCTCTGGGGAGTCTGTTGGCATGGATTGGACTTCTTCAAGTTGCTCCACTAGATCTTTATGCTCTGGGGCGTCTCCCAACGCCTCTGAGATGCTATTCGCCAGAGAAGTTATTGACTCGTGAGACTCGTCAGAGAGAACATCTTCAGTCTCTGGCTTCTCTGCGGGGAGAAGATTTTCCTTTATATCCTCATCTGAAAGTTTCTCTGCAGATGCACCTGGATTGTAGAATCCTCTAAACTGTCTTGTTTCATTCTCGTTCCAATCTTTAGAGTCTAAAGATTCTTCACCATAAGAAGACGGTTGCTCTGCCGCTTGTAATATTTCTTTTATATCCTCCAAGTTTCTTGCTTCCATCGGATAAGAAGGTTCTTCTTCTTTCATCGATGGAGACGATGCTTCCGTTTCTGGAGCAGATATTCTTTCTGTGGGGCTTGGAGTGTCTGTTGACGTCTCTTCGTCATCGCCCCAAGGATCCCCATCAAAAGGACTTTCGGATCCTGGACGACTAGAGACCTGTGTGTCTTCTTCGGGACGACTAGAGACCTGTGTGTCTTCTTCGGGACGACTAGAGACCTGTGTGTCTTCTTCGGGACGTCTAGAGACCTGTGTATCTTCTTCTGGACGACTAGAGACCTGTGTGTCTTCTTCTGGACGACTAGAGACCTGTGTGTCTTCCTCTCTTGCTTTTATTTGAGGAGTTGGCGCGGTTCCTAGATTTGTTGGATTTGAAGATCCTGATAAACTATTCTGTGTTCTTATCATCAAGGCATTGTAATCTTTTTTTATTTGATTAATTTCTTCTTGCGAAGCTCCTCTCTTCTCTGCTTCTTCTGTTTCTCTACGTAATGCTTGATGAAGGTCGCCCAAGATCTGAGTTTGATGACTCACGTTATCCGAAGGAGCTTCATCTCGGTATAACCTATTATTCGATGGTTGCTCTCTTCTATCCTGTAATCTCTGTTTATTCCCATGCGCTTCTTTTATTCTGCGCTTTAGCTCATTGCGCTGCTCAGTTGAAAAATCATCGGGATGCTCTAAATCTGTTTCTTCAAGAAGTCCATCTCTGAGATGTGACATCTCTTCATGACTCATTTGTCCAGACTCGAGAAGAGATGCAATTTCTTTTGTTTCTGGAGCAGAAGCAAGAGCAGGATCCTTAGAATCTTCTCCTAATGGACTCTCCATTACACCTGTATCCGCAAACGCAGAATTGTCCATCATATCCGTATCGGCAAACGCTCTAGGAGAAACGTCTTGTTCTTTTTGATCGACTAGGTTCCCTGGCATTCCATCATCAAAAAGCTTCGCATCATTCTCACTGAATCCTGCATTTTCTAAAACATCTGGATTTAGCTTCTTAAACTGATCCCATATTTTTTTATATTCACCCATCTGTACCCGTTCAAATTGAGACAGACCTCCCTTCTCTTCCACAATCCTCTTGAATTCAGAAGCCACCCTTTCTACATTATCAAGGATTTCACCTTGCTCCTCATCGAGACCCCCTTCACGAAGCCTCTCAAAATGAGAACTATCCATATCAAGAAAAGATTTCTCTTCTCCATCCAGCTTATCTACTGGATGGAAAAAATCATGCATTTGCGCTTCTTGTAAGTCTCTTTCGAGTTTAGCACCCGACGATCTTTTTGGTAGCGACCCATGATCAACAAAAGGCTGAAATTGTTGCGGCGTTGAGCTAGAGTCGAATGAAGGTTGTGCTTGATTTCCTCTTCCCACCGGAGCCAATTGACCAATCTGAGCATGCTCCCCGGTATTTGATAAATCTTGTATACCAGAAACATCCGACATACGATCACTCAATCCAGGAATTTTACTTTGCGCGACGTTCCAAATTTGTTTCGCTTCATCCAACTGCTCTTGCTCACGAGGAGAAAGAGTCATTGGAGAGTTTTTACTAGCGGGTTGTCTCTGTTGAATATACGACAGTCTACTTTGCATCTCCTCGAAAACTTTTTTCTCTTCAGGACTCTGAGCAGAAGAAATCAAGTTTTCTAGAGCAGGTGCCACATCAAAAAGAAAGTCTTTGTCTTCTTTTCCTAAATCCAAGCTGGGTTGCCCCGCAAAGCCACCTTGTTCACGCATTTCGTGAACATTTGGCATATTGCTAACTTTAGGAAAATGCAGACCCTCGTTCTCTATAGGTCCTTCAGAAGAACTCGGAGATCCAGAAGTCCCCGGAGAAACCTCTTCTCCAAGATAATAATCTTCTCCCAGAACATCTGCGGCACCTTCAAGATCTATATGTCCCCAAGGAGATTGTTTTTGCTCATCCTCTCCATAACCAGCCTGGAATGCGTTGTCTCCATAAGTCTGTCTATAGATGTTTTGCGCCTGCTTCAACATCGGTTTCATGAGTTGTTGAACTGCAGTATCTGGTGCTTCTCCTCCATGTTCCTGGCTAAGACGTCTCAAGCTTTCATTGAATTTTTGCTTGAGACCCATCAACTCTCTATGGGCATCAGGATTGGCCTGTCGGAGACTTCTTAGGTTTCTCTCGTCATTCCAAAGACTATGCAGATCTTGAGGATTTACCTTTCCTGCAGGTGTCTGTTCTTCGAAAGAAGAAGACCCAGGAGAATCGATATTTTCTTCCCCAATTATTTGATCTAATGTGGCCTCACTTGTCTTGTTGTCGGAAGAAGACCCAGGAGACCCCGGATATGTATCAGTGCGTTGTTCTGGTCCCGGAGGGTCAAACTCTGCACTTTGTGCTTCTGCTATCTTCTTCGGAGAAACTGTTTTTGTCTTTTCATTGGATTGGAATTGGAGTGCATCCGGGTTCTGAGAAGAAGGATGTCCAGATCGTGTCCCTTCTTCAGATCCTGTGCCACTTGCGCCACTATCAACATCATTCCAAAACGGACTTTCCCATGGTTCTAAATGAGTATCTTCAGAACTGCCGCGTTGCCCTGTCTCCATTGATTGGAATTGCAAGCTGTTTTCGTTTTGATTTGTTTCTCTTTGTGAAGTTGCTCCTCCCTGCGTATCGGAGATTCTTTGATCATCCGACAATTCTAAAATTGATTGTGGAGCAGTTGGAGGGGCTTGTCCTGGTGAAGTTGCTCCTCCTTGCGTATCGGAAGTTTGTGATAGCGTCGATGGTGCAAATGGAGTAGAAGGATGAGTCTGTGGAGCAAAAGGAGTCGGAGCAAATCCTAAATTTGTTTGCGTTGACTCTGAAGACTGAATAGGGCTTCCCTGATATGCTTGTGTATTGACAGAGTTGTTGGGCGGATTACTGTCCCGCAATGTTGGCTCTGGGGCTTCGCCCAAGGAAGTACCATCCTGAGTTCCACTGTAAAGTTGTTCATTTATATTGTCTTTCCATTCCCGAGTTTGAGAAGGTTGTTGCTCTCCCCCGAACCCGCTTTCTTGGACAGGCGCAAAAGGATTCCCAGGAGCATTCTGTGCCCCCTCACTCGCCTTTCTCTCTATTTCACTCGCTTGTTGGTGTATCCTGTATGTTATTTCTTTGTATTTTTCTATGGGGAGTCCTATTTCAGGGTCAGGGTTCATGTTCTCGTTAAGTTCTCTATACCACTCTCTCTTGAGACCTTGTATTTGTTCCCGTGCTTCCGCGTTATTATATACATGCGGAAAACTTTCTTCATTATTAAAAAGAACGTCGAGATATCCGGTGGTTTCTCTGAAACGCCTACGTTCATTCCTTGCTTGCACTGCAGGAGAATCGTTGTTTGTATTTACTTGTTCCGCCGACCCAGCCGCAGAAGAATTATTGTCTCTAGTTAATGTTCCAGGTGCCCTCTCCCTTTGTTCAAACTGTTCTTGAGGTTGCTTCTGTCCGGGGAGAGCTTGAGTCGGATCAACTTGTTCAAACTGTTCTTGAGGTTGCTTCTGTCCGGGGAGAGCTTGAGTCGGATCAACTTGTTCAAA